ATTGACCGTGAAGGTAGGAGCAGCCGTAGCAGAACCAAACGACCCGACATTACCGTTGACCGTGGCCAGGACCAGTGCCACGGTTCCCACTGTGGTGGTCGCGTCGCCGGTGAACGCTGGGAGTCGAGCTGCCGGGATCGTGCCAGCGTTCAGGTTGCTAGCGTTCTGATAGTACGTGCCTTCTTGGCCGTCTAGCAGGTCCGCATCCAGGGTCGATGACGCTCCATCGTTTAGGTTGGTCCAGACTTTAGCCCAAGCTGTGCCGACGCCTGTGCCATCGAATCCACGGACATGGATACTGTTGTCGCCGGATGCCTTGAAAAATTCGAATGCCCTGGCATAGTTGCTGTTGCTAGCTCCGACGAAGGACTTGAACGAATAGACTGCGCCCACTGAGGATGGATAGTTCGTGCCTCCACTGATGTAGGATATGGCCGTATCGGCGATATCGCTCCACCAGGCGGTAACGGTCGTCGCATCGGCGTTGGCCGCTGGACCACCGTATTTCCTGTTGTAACCAGAGCTATCCCTGCCATCGAACAGGTCTGCATCCAGACCAGATCCAGCACCATCAACGGTGAGGACAGTGGCGAGGACGTCAGCCGCCGTGATAGAGTAACCGGCCAGAGTAGTCGGCTTGGACGTGATCGATCCCCACGCTGGGGTGATAGTCACAGAGCTAGCGGCAGTGATGAGGCCTTTTGCGTTGACCGTGAAGACAGCCGAAGCGGTGGCCGAACCGAAGGTGCCTACGTTTCCGTTAACGGTCGCTAGGGTCAAACCCACGGACCCAGCTGTCGATGTGACGTCACCCGTATGGGCCGGCATCTGAGCGGCGTTTAGTGTTCCGGTGAAGTTGGCAGCTGCCAGGTAATAAGCGCCGTGTTGACCGTCCAGCAGATCCGAATCCAGCCCGGAAGCGGCTCCGTCGACTGTCAAGATCTTCGTCAGGACGTCCGCAGCGGTATACGATGCGGCGTTGAGAGGAGTGAACGTCAGCGCCGTGGTCACATCACCAGACGTGAGGGTGACTGCACCAGTCCTAGAGTTGAAGGAGTTGACGTACGACGCTGAGGACAGAGCAAAACTGGTCGCGTGGTAACCGTCGAGAGTGTCAGCGTCTAGACCGGAGGAAGGACCATCGACGGTTAGTAGCTTAGACAGGACATCTGCTGCAGTGTAAGACGCAGCGTTCAACGGGGTGTATGTGAGTGCGGCCGTCACATCACCGGACGTGAGGGTCACATCACCGAATCTGGTGTTGAAAGAGTTAACGTAATTGACGGATGAGAGCGCGAAGCTCGTCGCGTGATACCCGTCGAGGGTATCTGCGTCTAGGCCTGATCCAGAACCGTCTACGGTCTTGATCAGGTTCAGAGTCTCAATAGCGCTGAGTCCGCCGGCAGCCTCAAGGGCGGCAGCGAGACCGTCTACCTGTTGTATGCTTATCAGCTGATATGGGTTACCCAAGGGTTATCCTTTAGGCTTGAATGGTGCGATAGGTGCTGGCCGTGAGCGGCACAGAGTTTGCTGTAGGGTTGACAGTGAGCACCACATTTCCCGAGACGATAGAAGCGTCCAGGGTACCTAGTGAATAGCTTGACCATACTTCACCGTACGTCGTCATGGAGACGTTTGCGCCTTGGTTCACGACTATCAGCTCGACAGCGTGGTAATGGGCGCCAGAGTTGGTCCGAAGAGTTACGAAATACTTAGCAAAATGATAGTCATCAGAGTCGTACGAATCTACGTTGGTCACAGCGGCTAGAGAGACTGAGACAGCGTTCGTATTGAACTCGAAGTTATTGTTGCCGATGTACAGCGTATCAGTAATGGTCAGGTTGCCAGTGATGGCAGAGTTACCGATCGCCTCGATGCCTTCTTCAACCTTGAGTCTGTTTGCTGGCATCGATTACTTCACCATGTGGAGGATTGTCTTGGTGGAAGTATTTATGGCGCTTTGTTGGTAGTTCAACGTGATGTGCGTAGTATTTGAAGAGGCCGACAGCATACCGTTGTTAGCGTTCGTTGGCACTGAGACGACGCCATACACGGCTAGTTGTGGAGAACCGCCGTTGTGAGCTAGAATGCCCTCATAGACCTGGGTGTTAGCACCCTTCTTGGTCTGCACGATAACTCTGGCAGAGCTGAAATCCGCCTTGAGGAAGGAGTACAGTAGGACAGGAGAACCCAAGGTCGCTCCTAGGTCAGCGTTGGCTGAGACATCGACTACGTAATCTGTCTTGACGATGATCGCATTGGCGAACGACGCGTTAGCGGCAACGGAGAGGTGAGAACCGATAGCGGCGTTGCTCGTGACCGTCAACGTGTTGGCAATAGCGGTCGTACCGCGCACGTTCAGGGTGTTGAGGTTGGACAGACCAGCCACGACGGTGAAGACGTTTGCTACAGTGGCGTTATTCGACACGGATAGGGCAGAGGTGACCGTCAGCGTGTTAGTCGTTGAAACGTTACCGCCCCTCAGCGCCTGACCAGCTACGAGGGTGTTGGATCCGAAGATGCCGATGATATAGCCGTTGCCGGAGTTGTTACCATCGTATGAGGCAGAGTTGGATACTGTAACGACCGTGTGCCGTAGGTGATCAACGATCAGATTGACCTTGTCGACGAAGACGTGAAAGGTATCGGCGTCAACGTCAACTGTATCCAGGATGTTGGTGTCGATTGTTCTATAGGACATTCGTTAGCTTTCCTTTGGACCCTTCAGGTCATTGAGTTGTCTCGTGAGGTCAACGACCAGAGCTTCGAGTCTCTCGATACGTCTGTTAGTCTCCCTCTTGTACCTCATCTCACGGTAAGCTGCGCTGTCTCTATTCGTAGCGATCCTCGTAGCTTCGTCAATAGCCAGAGTCATTACGCAGAGACACCGACCATTCGAATGTCTTCGACAGTAGGCACGATGTATTTATTGCCAGAGAGCATGACTACCTTGATCGCAAAGGTGTCAAATCCATCAATCTCAGCCTGATTGGTCAGAGTGTAGTAACGAGCCACGTTGTCGTTGAGGATGTTATTGAAAGCCGTGCCCGTGTACTTGAGGACGTCCATCTTCAACCCAGAACCGACGACGCTCTCTTGAATGCTGTTGTTGACCACGGGAGCACCCAGAGTGAGGCTGGTGGCATTAGCGACGGCAGTCACGGAAGCGACCTGATGATTGACGAAGTTCAGTGGGCTCCAGATCCTAACGGTCTTGCCGATCAGGGTGTTGGAGAATGAAGTTCCCACGCCGCTCACCGTGGCCGAGTTGTTCGACGTGGCCACGACGCCGGCCAGGGTCGAATCCACTTCAGGGTACTGAGGCAGAGTGAAGGCCATCTCGGTCAGAGAGTTTCGATCGTGGGGGTTCGTGAACACATCAGGTGTCGTCTGCTCCAGCTCAGTCCAGAGTTTGTCGTCGAACGGTTCATCATCGATCGAGTTGTGCAGCTTGGCATAGACCTTGATCGTCGTACCTGAAGGTCTCGAGGCTCTGATGTAGACCATCAGATCTTCGGACGGCGTGGTCTGATCGAAGCGAATACGCTTACCGATATACTTGCTGATGGCGTTGCCGTTGTTCGTGTGCTCATCGGTCGCATCATCGTTGATGTCGTTCTCATACGTCATCACTGTGGCACGTTGTGGTTCGATGACAGGAGTCTCAAAGAGAAACTCGTTGTCTTGATCAACACTGAGGACGACGTTGAACCGGCTGGAGACTCCGCTGTTAGCTGCCTTCTCGTTGGAAGTCGAGGCGAGGACTGCGGGGTAGTCCGTCAGCGCATTGAACGCACGGAGGGTGGTTGGTCTATACAGGCCGGCGCTAACGCCTAGCGTATCTCCGTTGGAATATGCGTGCTGGACGGTGATCGTGCCGTCGACGGAACCAATCTCTTGGAACTGAGGCCAGATCTCAGAGATCGACTTGTTATCAACGGAGACGATGTTCGCCGAGGCTTCACTCAGGTGACCGCGCAGGGTCAATCCTACTTGGTTGTTCGCCACGGTGATGACAGCGTTGGCACCGGGGTTTCCTGCCTTCAGGGTCCCGTCGAGGATCGAGACTTCGATGCGGACGTTAGAGACAGGAGGAACGAATTCATCCCCAGTGGAGATAACGGACAGAGAAGAGATGGAACCAGAGTTGTTCGTGACGATCGAGAATGTCGCATCGTCACCGGTCGGGTTAACGACACGCACGACGTTAGTGTTCGAGTAACCAGCACCCGTGTTGGATACTGTAACGCCCCTGAGACCGCCGGTCACGAACCTAGCAGTGCTGTTCGCGGATGATCTGAACAGGATGATCTCGTTCGTCTTATTGAAGTATGGGCGAGACTCGAAGACCTCAGCCACGACGCCGGAACGATACGCTCCAGAGAACGCGTTCGTCGTGATCGGAGCAGCTTCCTTCAGATAGAGGACCGTGTTGTTGACGACGTTATTGACAACCGCTATCGAGAACGAACCAGGGACTGCTCTGTCAGATAGGATGATGTATCCGTTCGCCGAGACCGTCGTCGAGAACGTCGTGTTGTTTCCGACCACTCGAGTCGAGTTGGCATTTATGGTCAGAGTGCCAGGAAGATCGGCATAGACGGGGACCGTCAGAGTCACATCAGCAGGATCCTGGAAGACTCGCTCCTTGGTTAGGAAAGTGCCTTGCAGACGGTTGATGGTGAGGAACTCGTAGTTCTCTGCGACGAAACCGACATTGGCCGTTGTGTTCGCAGAAAATTGTGCAACGTTGATGCCGAACTTCAGGTCCCGATCCGAGATCGCCCTGAAAGTGGTATCACCCGAGCCTTCGAAGAGGTAGCCGTCGTATCGGCCACTGGGTCCAGATGTCGGTGTGTTGGTGGTGACCAGGGCATGCCCCTGGACAGCTTGCCAGAGCTCATAGTCATCATCCATGACCTGAATGTAGACACCGTAGTAAGCATTGGTGACCAACGAGATCGGCGTAGGGAACACGAATGTGGTAGCGACTGCAGCCTCGTCTGAGACCGTGATGTCATCCCAAGTCATTCTAGCCAGAGGCTTCCCGATCATGTTTGTGATGTCAGGTTGTTCTCTCGTGGCCGGGCAGATCTGGACAACGATACTTGGGTTCGTCAGACCAGACTTATTTCCGACACGGTTAGGCTTCTTCTTCACGTACAGGTCAACGCTAGTCAGGAGGACCTGGCTAGAACCGTTGACTGCCGATGCATTGACGAAGAAGGTCTGGACTAGATTATAAGCCAAAGGTGTTTCCTTGATTAGTAGCCGATGACGCCTAGGGCGCGTTCGATGCTATCGCTAGCGGTGCCGTCCAGATTTCCACGTGTGGCCAACCAGTCGAACAGGTCCGTCCTTGAAGTCTCTGTGTGAGGACCTCCGCCCCCGCCACCACCGCCACCACGATATGGTGGGTTGTATGGGTCAGGGACTGGGGTCACGACCACAGGAGGTGGAGGAGTGACCGGAGGGACCGGTGGTTGAGGTGTGACGACGATGACCGGAGGGGTGTTCTCGTCGGTAGGAGGCCAGCAGATGATAGGATCGTCTGGGTTGGTCTTAGGATCGACTGGAGTCGGAGGAGGTGGCGGAGGAGGTGGGAAGAAGATGAGAGGAGCTTCTACGCAACCTTGGTCATCAGCGGTTCGCTCGACCTGCATGTATATATCCCTCGTCAGAGGATGACGTACCGTGATCTCAACGACCGTACCAGGCACCAGACCACAGACGTGCGCGACGTCACCCTCTGTCTCCAGGGTGATCGGAGGACGTGGTGGAGAAGGTGGGGTCGGCGGAGGAGTAGGCTTGACAGGGTCAACCGGCATAGGAGGCAGAGGCGGCTCAGGCAGGATGACTGGACCGTCTGTGGCTATGTCTTGATCGATGAGTTTGAAGTCGCTCGCTCTAGGGAGAGTGATGAGCTTGAGTCCGGTCGATTCGACGTAGGACACCACCAGGCGCTTCTTCAGAGGAGACAGGCGCCCTTCAAAGATGGAAGCGTTGAACTGTGGATTGGTCGTATCGGTGAGTCGTAGCCCCTCGAAGTTATCGACAGCGAAGCCGAACTTGAAACGAGGGGTAGAGTCAAGAGATGAAGGGATAACCAGATTATTCAGGTCCTGCTCGACGAGCGTGAGGCTCACCGCTTGCTCGACGTTGTTCAGCCTACGGTCCATCTTGGCGATGTCAGCCATCGAGTAACGACGATTCTGTGAGTTCGTCAACTGGTACCTAGGAGACGATCTGATCGTGTACTTCCCGGTCCTGGCCGTGAGCAGACGTTCCGAACCCATGTACGTGTTGTACTGGAGTGCGATCTTCTCGTTCAGGGTCTTCGGAACAGACGGATAAGGAGGAATGTTGAGGATGTCCAGTGTGATGGCATCGGCCGGCTGGAGCATAGGTGTGTACGAAGAACCTGGGTATCCAGAGAGGACCCTGATGTCGCCGTTCGACGTCATGATAACACGATCGGCCCGGCCCTCATAGGCCTCTACGGAGAACTTCAGGTCGCCCTGTGGCGCCGGGATATTCTTGTCAAGGGTCTCGTCGATAACACGGGTTTCAGCTGGGTTGACCGTAGCACTAGCGGCTGGGGCGAGGACGTTAGCTGTCGCCACGACCGTAGGTCTGAAGTCGATACAATCCCTGAGGTCGTGGTAGGTTCCCTTGATGGAATAGAACTGTGGAACCTCGGCAGTGTGGACCGTAGAGTTAGCTACTGCCACCTCGATGGTGTCGTTGACGTTGTACGAGTCGATCGTGAAAGGACGATCCGCTGGGTTCTGGAACACATCGAACTCAACCAGGAGGAGGTCATCTGACTCAACGTCGAACTTGGAGCCAGGCTTGATCATCAGATACGACAGATCTAGGTAGTTCTCGTTCTGGTTGTTGTCCAGGTAGAAGCCTTCAGTGATGTTCTCAGAGGAGGTCGTGACGGTCCCAGTGGAGCGGTACACGCCGCGGAGCCTGAAGGCATCGGGGATCCCCAAGCACCAAGGCCCACGGATGGACTCAGGGTGGGTGTTAGCCTGGATCTTCACGTAAGCGCGACGCTTGGTGGTCTTGGCAGCCGTGGACGATGATTGGTTCTTGACCACATCGAACGAGATGTGTGCGTTCCAAGCAGCCAACTGAGATACGAAGCCGCTGGAGATCGTCAGCTGTGTATTACTCGAGACAGAAGCGCTCGCACCTGGAATATCGGCCAGGGCCACAGGAGCATGGGCTGGCAGTTCGATCTGGGCCACGTTCGCAGCGAACGCCGTACCGATGGTGCCCGCGATGGACAGGTAGGTGTTGTTGGTGACCGATGTCACACGACGGGTCTGGCCGTTGACACGTAGATAAGCACCCGAGTAGAGCTCGGTTACGAAGGCGGTGCCCGTACCCGTGACGACGTTGGCCGACAGCGTACCTGTGATCGTTCCGGTGATGTTCGTGTTCGAACGGACAGCGGTAGTCGGCGTGATGATGATGTCACGCATCTCGTTGTCAGTCAGTGTTCCAACGTACGGGAAGTACGCGTTAGGACCAGCGGAGATGACCATGGTCGCTGAAGAAGACAGGCCGTTAGCTGCGGCGTTGATTGTCGTGGTCCTGGAACGGAACTCGATGTTGGCAGACGAGAGGGTCTTGATAGCACCGAAGCGGGTTGGGAAGACCAGATAGTTGTTGGAGGTCTCACGCAGCACGGCAGTACCGTAGACGTCTGCCACAGCGTTGTTATTCGTACCATCGTAGAAGATCGATCGAACCGAGGAGAAGTTCTTTCCGGCGAGCATGACAACATCGAACAGGTAAATCCTATAGCGAGCTTCCGGGGTTCCAGGAGTCCCGTCGATCGAGGTCACTCCACGGATACGGGCTTCGCCGATCTTCGCACCTGCAGAAGCCGCTTCAGTTCCGATCGTACCGGCGTAATAGTTGGCCTCAGTATCGTACAGGTCAATTTTGACCATCTTAGACGTAGGGAATGTACCTGCCAGCTCAACCACGTCGATGTAGTTGCCTAGGTTAACGTCAATGTTGACATTCTTCGACACGACGGTCGAGACACCCTTCGGTACCGAGACGACGTAGTTGTTGCTAGTCGTGACTCTGCGACCGGCGATATACGCCGTGCCTGGGTCTACCACGATGTTGAACGTGGCAGCATCCAGGAGAGAGTTGGCCTCTGAGACCGTGTTGACCAGGAACTGATCGAGGACAAAGTCACCCGTCTGCTCAAAAGTCCTTTGCGCCATGCTGCTCTCGATGGCGTTGTACTTGGGGTCCCTGATCTGCTTGAACGGGTTGCCCTTGGCAAACTCAACGATGCTGAAGAATTCGGTGTTCGCCGCTAGTTCGTCGGTTGAGATGACGGTCAGCGTAGGAGACAGCTTGAGGCGATCGGCGCCTGGAGCGACAGCGTTTCCGGTGTTAGCGTTATCTAGGAGCGTGTAATCCGTGTTCGAGTTGACGACCGACTCAATCGTGTCGAAACCGATGACCTTCTGAGTTGGGTGACCGTCAGCGACGGTCCTGTACTTCTCGACGATGACCGTCTGAGGCTCTACTCTCGAGAAATAACCCTTCTGGTAGATGACAGCCTCGGTGATGCCAAACGCGTAGCCAGAACCAATAGGAGTGTGAGACGAGTTTGCGACAGAGACACGAGCGTAGTAATTGCGAGCGGTGATCTGCAGTGAGTCGACTTGAGTCGTGTTAGCGGTGCCAGAGGCCACAGTAACGTGTGGACGGTACGTGTAACCGGAACCGGATGACGTGATAGTCAGCGAATTCATGCCAGCGACGATACGGCCAGAGGTCGAGACAGTGACCTCGGAGGCTGCGTTCGTGCCTATGACCGCAGAGATATAGAGCTCAGCCGAGTTGGCTACGATAGGCACCGTGGCGTTAGCCTGGAAGGAGTTCTGAACCAGGTACAGACCGTTCGAGTATGAGTTACCGGTTAGCGAATTCGTCAGGGGGCGAACCGTCAAGATGACAGCGTTATTCTGGAAGGTGCTGTTGGCAGAGACGATCACGGCCTTAGCTTGACCATCGGCCAGGTTCTGCGTGACGACGAGGCCTGGTGTGAAGATGTCGGTGATGGCTGCGCCGTTGGAGAACGCTGTTCCGCCGATGCTATTCTGGATGGCCAGGGCCGGGCTGATGACGACGACGTCGTTGTTCGAGAAGCCGGAGACGTTGGTCAGAACTTCGATAGCGTTAATGCCTCGATCCAGATCAGTGACGATCAGAGAGGCGTTAGGTTCGAAAGTGAGCTCGCCTGAGGAACCAGAGCGGGTATACGACACGTACAGGGTATTGAGGTCAGGAGTAGTTCCCTCGAAACCAGAGACCGTGTTGATGATCCTAGCCGAAGTCCCGTTGGTCTCGTCCGTGACGAACAGACCCACGTAGTCCGTGACGTTGATGGCTTCACCAGAAGAGTCAGCGTCATTCAACTTAACGAACGGGTAATCATCGTAGAAGGAGAACTGCGCGCCATCCACGATGGTCCCGCGCTTGAAGATATTGTCTCCGAAACGCTCAACTTGAGTCTGGAGCAGAGTCTGGAGCTGGTTGAGTTCGCGTGTTTGAACGGCTACCCCAGGCTTAAACAGGATCTTGCCGAAGTTCTTCGTAGCTTCGAAGTCATCGTAGTAGGGAGACGTCGACAGATCTGTCTGAAGTGGCATTAGGGTTAGAACTCCACGGTGATTTTTTTAGTCTGAGCCGTACTAGTCACTCTGGATACCGGCTCATGGTTTTCGATGAAGATCACAGAGCCGGACTCTGGCACTATCTCACCGTTATATTTATCAGCTACAACGATCGAGGCTGAGGTGGAAGGGTTGCGAAGAACAGTCCCTGAAGCCATCTCACCAGTGATTCCGGTCACGTAGATGTGAGTCGCATTCGCGTAGGAGTGGAAATAGCAACCCGTGGTCTCATCGGCATCGGAGAGGTACTCGTCGGCTATAAAAGTCGAGAGAGGGTCCGAGATGGCTATCGTGGAGAGCTGATTGATAGCATCGAAATCGCTGATCGAGTTGTTGTTGATCTGTATGTCTGTGATGCGAGCCCTGGCGAAGGTCGTCAGGCCGATGACCGCATCGTTATTGGCAAAGAACGGAGTCGCATCTGTGACACACATGAAGGTAGGACCAGAAGACCTGTGGACCGCCGTGGTGTTCGAATACGAGATGATCAGGTCGGCGTTCGCGTCTGAGAACGGAGAGTTGTCCTCTAGAACCAGAGTGGTGACGTTTGCCGAGACGATAGCCGAGACGAACCAATCGTCGCCATTGGCGGAACGGACGAAGGCTCTCTCGTGAGGGAAGGTGTGGGAGCTCATAGTGAGGAGCTCGGTGTTGGTCGAAACTACGTGGCTGTTACCCGCAGTGACCGTCACGTGACCGGCTTGTAGAACCGGGTCGAAGACTAGGATAGTTTCGCCTTCGATGAAGTTGCCATCACGGCCAGATACCGCCGTGTTGGAGTACTTGGACGTCGTCAGCTCCAGGTTAGCGAACTTAGGATCTTTCAAAATTCCCACCTGGGAGAATTTCTGGCCGGGTGCGATCGAACCATTCTCGTCGCCGATGACCTTGGTCGAGATGGTAACCCAGCGGGCTCCGAGCTCAGACTTAGCGTCAGAGCCATGACCACCCTTCGGAGAGATGACCGGAACCAGGACCGCAGTGTTCGATTCTACGGCAACATTGGCTTGAATGATCACGGCATTGGCTGATAGGTAACCGCGACCTCGATCAAGAACTTCGACGGAGAAGACGCTGTTGCCCTGGCCAAGGATGGCACGAGCCGTAGCATTCGCAGAGGCACGACCTAGGATCGACACCTTAGGAGAGAGTTCAAATGTGGATGTGGTGTCTGGTGTGATCGTGAAAGAGTCATCCAGGATGACATATCTGGCAGATCCAGAGTTGATGTAGTCGACGACTTCTCTGTATTGGCCAGAACCGGTCCCAGAAGTGATCTTCATAATACAGCCGCTGTAGAAACCATTGGACGAAGAAGGGGATACTCCATTCGCCGCACGAACACCATAGTACATGGTGTTGCCGAGGTATCCGATGTCAGACCCCAGGGCAAATTCTCCAGCGAAGAAGTTGTTGTACCCGGAACCTGGGTTCTCGACTAGGATGACGTCAATAGAACCAGTGGTGGCGAACTCGGCCACTTCGGTGTTGGCTATTACAGGGATGTAACGGTTCGTCGAGAACTTAATGAAGTCATCTGAACCGATGGTGTACATGTATTTCCACTGGTAACCATCTGCGGTCTCGTAGTAACCATCGTAGGTATCAGCGTCTCCGGACTCGACTAGAGAGAATGCAGCGAAGGAAGGAGCCACCTCAGAAGGTGCTCCGCCGTTGTTGTACAGACACTTGAAGACGTTGTAGTTATCGCCTTCTGTCACTCCGACATAGAACGCTTCTAGGGTGAGATTGGCTACTCGATGGTCATACTGTGTGTACACGGTACCGGCGGACCAATCTATGCGAGGTATAGCCAACGACACGTCAGAGGCATCGATCTTCTTCGCAAAGATCATGTGGTTGTATGTGTCGATGTCAGTCCCTTGAGCGGACAGCTCAACGTCAGGCACGGCGCCGTTAGGCCACGGCACGTGCCGACCAAAGAACATATAGTAGTAGGTCTTCTCTATCTCAGAGAAGCTCTCTACGAACTGGTCGGCTTGGTTAACCTTGAAATCATCTGTTAGCTTTGGGAGAGCCATTATTCTTCAACTTCCATAACGGACTCAGCGATGGTGAGTCTGGACTGTACATTCTCGATTGACAGATATGATGAGAAGCCCTTCGTCCCAGCGACGTGGAGGACCTGATCGAACATCTGCTTGTATGTATCTTGTTGAACCGTGGTCTGAATCTCGTACGAGAATTCCTGGTAGTAGTTGTTGTCCTGGAAGTACGTCCTACCAGATGGGAGACCACCCTTCGTCAAATAATATCCTGAGCCGACTCCATGAGTCTCTGTGGAGATCACAGCCAGCCCAGATTTTTCGGGATGATCAATGGAGAAGAAGGTCAGAGTCTCTCCGTCTTCGTAGGCGTACCCGGACGTTTCCATGGTCACGCGAATGGCCCGACCAGAATCGGCGAAAACTTTGCTTCGGATGTCAGCGTTCAATCCGAGCCAGTTCGTCTCGATGCCCTGGTAGAAGTTAGCCTTCAGGATCCTGGCGGATGCGCCGGAGGTCTCACCGATGATCATGTAGTTGTCTGGGTCGTGCTCGTAGAAGCGTTGATCGACGCTCATCCTCTGGACACGAACATAGGTGTCAGGGAGCGCAGAGATGACGGTGCCCACGATCGGGTCTGGGCTCAGGAACACATCTGACCCGCTAGCGGTTCCGGTGATCAGTCTCTCACCTGCGATGAAACCACCCTGCTGATCCCCGACCAAAAGTTCGTACTGGCCCAGGAACCTGTTGTAGATCAGGTGCTCCTTGACGAGGACGAATGGCTCACGGGTGTACCCGGAACCCGCGTAGAGGGCGATGATAGCAGAGTTCGAGATGGTTCCGAACATCATGTTGTCAAAGTTGAGGGCTTCGATCATCGGGTCAGCTACGTTGCTGGTCGGTGATTTCGGGAAACCAAATGCTAGAGCATTGAGAGGCACGTTGGCGTATGGGAGGATGTAATCGGTTCCGACGTTGGCTGTGCGTTGATTCGTGAAGCGTGTGTTGGAACCCAGCTGGAAGTTCATGCCGTTGGCGGTGCTAGCACTGACCTGGATGCTCCCTTCAAGGTCGGAGCCCACGACTACGATGTCCGATCCGACGTTGAAGTTCCCGGTGCCGTCGAGGTCGTAGATACCGACAGTCGTCGAATAGAAATCAACATTGACCACGCCGGTCTGCGTCGTGGCCAGTTGGCCGGACACGAAGAAGGTCGCCACGTTCTGAACCTGGAGCTCGACTATAGATCCGGTCTTATCGACGTTGCTAATGACAGCAGAGACGTCACCCTGGATGAGTCGCTGTCCAGTCGAGATGGAACCAGAGACCAGATGAGTGGTCAGAATATGATCACGGCTGGCACCGACCACGTAAGCGTTCGTGATGGGCACGGCGTTGCCGTTTAGCTCTTGGATGACGGCGAGCTTGGAGAAGACACCGTCCATGAGGCCGCTGATCAGGAGGGTCTTATCGGAGATGATGACTTCGGATTCGGAATTGTAGCCGTAGCCACCCTCGACGAGTTCGACGTTAGCAGCTCCGACGATGTCGCTGATCTCTCTGACGATCCCCGTAGCAAACTGCCCGTTATCGGAGATGGTGCCGACCCGCTCGCCGACGAAGAAACCAGCTCCGCCAGTGATGACTTCGAACGATGAGAGAGAACCGACCACTTTGGGTCCGTCGTCATAGAGTACATCAATCTTGAGTGGCTCTCCGGCCTTGAACGTTCCGGTCAGGTCTGAGAGGTAGAAGACCTCAATGTATTTCCCGCGGATGCGAATGCGGTTGTAAGACTCCACGAAGGCCTGGGCCAGAGAGTCGAGACCGGTGACCAACTTACCGACGAACCCCTTGTTACGAATGGAAGGGGTGACTTCCACGTACGTAGGGATGACCCAGCGTCCATCGGACAGCTTGAAAAGGTCATCAGCAGGATAGTAGATATTGGCCGAGACGCCATAGATCAGTTTGAAGAAGAGCTCGACCGATCGAGAAGAACCCTTGGACCTATGGAAGTCCAGAGCGTTCTTGATGAACAGTCTCTTAGAAGACGCCGTGGTGAACTGGATGTTCGGCAGATATTTCAGCTTGAAGTAGGTGACAAACTCTTCGAGAGTGGTGTCAATGTCACGATACGTAGGTAGGCGCCTAGCGTGAAACAGAGGTTGACCAGTTGATTCCATCCACTCATAGTAAGCCTTGACAAACTGAATGAGCACAGGTCCTTCTTCCCGGAATATAGAGGGAAATTGACCTTCGATGTACTGAGAGATGGCCGTTTCTGTTGGCTTCATTATTCTCTGATCTGTTCTACATTCACGTTGATGTCTTCTTCATTGATCGTGAGGATGACGTTCTTGGTGGACGTGATGTCTTTGAGATTTGTTTTGGCATAGATCTTCAGCGAAGGGTTGTCTAGCATCTTGCTGATGAGCAGGCTGGAGATCTGAAGTCGACCAGTATCATAGTCGACTGTTCCGATATTCTTCAACTTGACGTAGTTGCCCTGATCGCTGATCGAGACCAAACGCAGGATACCGAGACCGTCATCCATGATATAGCAGGTCTTACCGGAAGAGGTGAAGGCGTTCGAGTACACCGAACCCACCTTGTAGTCCAGGACGGACTCAGAGATCGGAACAGGGACCTTGAAGATCTTCTGATAGTAGTTCACGTCGTACGTGACGTTGCGACCCAGGCTGGGTCTGACAGCCTTCACGGCGATGATCTGTGTCTCGTTGGAGACGACGGATGGGTGCGAATCGTCGATCGCGGAGACGAGCTTGGAGTAACGACCGGTGACCTTGAAATCATCGAGCTCCTTGGTCTTGTAATCCAGAACGGAGGAGACCACGAGGGCCGAGATGTCGTTAGTCGTCAGACCGGTCAAATTGATGTTATAACGTACCAGCGTGTCGATCGCGAGGTAGATGAATTCCGGTTGTACGAAGACGGGATCGATCGAGAGCGGAGCTCGCTCCTTCAGGAAGCGGCGGTAAGTCTCTTCCTTAGCGCGTGGAAGGCCATCGAAGCCTTTGATGTCGACCGAAAGGACGACCTTACCGTACTGCGGCGGATCCGCCTCTTCCCCGCCATAAGCTGACACGACGTTGACCTCTGGGAAGTTCATCCTGAGCAGGTTCTCGTAGTCTTCAGCCGTCACGGCACGTTCCTGAGTCGTGAATGCCCTAGGAGCGTTGAACTTGATGGACTCTATGGTCTCTGAGATGGCTCCACCGGCAGCCGGTTGTGTGACCTCGATGGAGACCGATGAGACGCCGATGAGGCTGGAGTCAAGCTTGAAATTGTTGATGCCGTTTGGTAGTTCACCCTTAGAGACACGATATTCCATCAGGACGATGGAGTTGTCCTTAGGCTGACGACCCGTTACGCCGTCACCGAAGATGACCTCATAGAAATCAGACATGGCCGATTGAATGAAGAAGACAGGAGAGGCTTCGGTCAGTCCGAAGAGCGAGTTCGCCCGGAGGTACTCGATGATGTTGGAACCATTGTCCTCGATAGAGGAGACCGTCAGGGAGCGAAGGTCGACGTTCTTGTTCGCCACTTTATAGGAGGCAGTCTCTCTGGAATTGTCAACGATGAAGCTCTCGGTGATGTAGCTCCCCTCGTAGAGGGTCACGCCTTCTGCCACGTATTGGCTGCCGTCCTTGTAAGCCAATACGTTCTTGTCAGTGGTGAACGTGAAGCTGTCGGCTCCGTTCCTACCTGTGAACGTCGTTCCCTTGGGTAGGAGGATAGTGGCCTGCGTCAGGTCAGATGGGGTGATGATGAGATTGACTGTCGCTTCTGACGAGACGAACGACCTAGGAGTATAATTCAGCTCTTTAGCGTGAGACACGACGGAGTCACGTAGCTGAGCAGAGTCCAGCCACATCTCAGAACCCGTCATGTTCAGGTAGAAAGAGTTCAGATAGCTGTTATAGGAGAGGACGTCAAGTAGAACGTTGAGGCTAGCACCCTCGAAGTCATAATCGCGGAATATGCTCTGAGACTTCATTGAAGCCTTCAGGGATTCCTTCAGGTTTGCGAAGTCAAGCTCCGTGAGGATGATAGAAGAGTTTGCTGCCATTACCTGATTCTGTTGAGCTTGAGGGACAGTTGTATTGGGTCAGGGATATTTATCATGGCAAAAACAATCGTCACCCCATAGGCCTGGGCCTCATAATCTGGGCTGACTATCACATCCAAGAGGTTAGCGCGAGGTTCATGGTTCGTGATCACCTGCTCGATGAGAGTCTTGATCGTAGTAGCGATCACCGCGTCCATCGGCTCGAAGAGGGCTCTTCGAATCTCGCATTTCAGATCCGGCTGGAAGAGTCTTTCGTTAGGTGCGGTGAGCACCAGAGTCTTGATGGACCTCTTGACAGCGTTCTCATTTGTGTGCTTCGCCAGCTGGTTGTTGCCAGGGTGAACATTCAGATTGATGAAGATGTCCGAGTAGGTTGGTTTGTTGGTAGGTGTCAGAAAATCTTGACGAGCCACAGTTAGCCTCCGGCCGAAACGTTAGGTGAACCTGTAGGCACGTGCCCGCAGGTGGTGGTGTCACCGGCCCTGGTCACAGGGCTCCCATTAACGAAGACCGTCGAGGACCCGACGGACAGCACGGCGTTCTTGTGTGCTCCAGAACCGTGGGGTTCTATGCCCGTTCCGACCGGAACCGCCGATAGGCCATTGACGAATACTGAGGAAGAACCAACCTTGACAGTTCCTCCCGCGACGTCACCTTGTCGTACGATGCCGGGCATCATAGAGACCTTATCATAATGAGGAACCCTGCTGGAGGAGCACCGTCCACAAACCTCAGCTGTCCTTGGTGGACAGTGTATACCGTGTACGGAGGTTGTGTGATACCGTTTAGAGTCACTAGGACATCGTCGGTACCCAGGAAGATGTTAGGGATAGCGTAATAGATCTCTGTACCGTCAGAGATGTAGGTCACATTGAAAGCTTGTATGATCGCTGGAGTCATTAGTTCAGGTCAATCCTCGGTGCTTCGAACTTCATAGCTCCGCCAGATTTTACCGTATAGGTCCCGGCGACTTCGGTGGTGTGATTTCCATCGACCTTCAGGGTGGCATCTCCCTTGACGAAGATGTTAACCTTACCTTCGACATGGATCTCAGAATCTCCGGCCATGATCTGGTAATCATCTCCGGCGACCTTCCTGACCATTCGGCCAGTGTGATCGACCTCGACGTAGGTCCCACTCTTGTGATAGATATGGATCCTCTCGGCCTCTGGTGTGTCATCTATCTCAATGACGTGGCCGGCGGCGGTCGTGATGACTTTGTTGAATGGGTATCGAGCGTCGTAAGCCGATTCAGGTTCGGGGCCCAACAGCTCTTTGACGATAGGGTTCTCGCCTCTAGCTAGCTTAGAGACGTCATGCTTATTTATGTCATTACCAGGAATCTTGTTGAAGGAGAACTGCAGGAAGGGTTGTCTCCTCGTCTTCTTGTCCAGATACGAGCCTACGACGTAAGTGCCCACCAGGAGCCACGTAGGACTCGTACCAACACCGCCTAGCGAGGCTGAAGTGAGTGGCATGCCGATCGTGCACCACTGCAAGTTCTCAGTGGGTGTAGGAGTGTCCGTGTCGTTCTGGTTGACAATGCGAACGCGAACGCGACCTAGTTCTAGTGGGTCATCGATGTCCTCGATTATCCCGATGAAGAAGGCCTCCTCACCGCTGGTCAGATTCTTCTTCATGGACTTATCCATTGTTCAGATTACCTTTGATCAATTCGCAGGTCATTGAGTGGACTGGCTTCGGCCCCATGAGTGAGATGTTCGACACCAGGCGGCTGACCATGAAGTTACCCGAATAACGACGATCAACAGGTTCTCTGTCTCCACCTTTTGTCAAACCAGATGACGTCGGTATCTGAACTTCAATAACATCGCCAGCGTTGATAGCCAAGTCTCCGTAGATCTCGATCTTGTAGAGCTGTTGGATGAGCTTGTGAACGTACGACGAACGTTCCATGAGCATCTCATGGATATTGGGGTCCGATTTCGACGAGTCAGTGAGGTTCATCAGATAGGCCGAAGGCTCTGCTCCGTCCTCTAGTTGACCAGATGAGGATCGTAGAGGCGCATCGTCGTCATCCGCATAGATGAAACCAGCGGAGGACTCAGAGTCCTTGTAGTTTTTTTCTAGGACTTCGCCGGTGACCATATCGAATGTCTTCATCTTCGCATTGAGCTGACCACCGAAGGAGCCGCTCATAGTTGAAGAGTCAGAGATCCTACTCATCCCGACGATCTGGCGAAAGTCGTTCTGATAGATGGATTGGTTAACGGTCGAGTCAAAGAAAAACACTTTGTCTCCGACCTTCGTCTTTCCAGACTGGAACAGCTGCTCGACAGAATAGAAGTTGAAACCGTGCTTCGTCTCGAAGAAACAGAATGCTGAGCTCTGCTCGCGCACGTTCCTGGTGAGCAGTCTGACCTTATCGATCGCCTGGAAAGTCCTCAGTCCATTCAGGTCATAGTCCACTTTCGCATAGACGCCCTCGCCCGTGTGGAGTTCTTTCTCAGTCTTCAGCTTCTCGAACAGCTTCTGAAGGACGTCGATGGGAGCCGAATCTGGGTAGATCTCGTGGAGAGGCTTGATGTTCTTTCGGAACTCCTTTGAGACACAATAGAGATTGTATCCAGTGGATTTTCCGTCTGCGATCTGCCTCTTGTCCCGTATATCGATCACATCGAATCTCATGGTGAAGACGTCATCCATTCCAGGAGTCTCTATATCCATCTCGATGTATTCTTCACCGATCAGTGGGAAGGACTCGGCCAGACCGATACCGTCAGATATAGTGAAGACCGCAGTCATGACGGGGTCCATGATCGACTCGTAGATCTTGATGTTCTTCACCAGCTTGGTCATGTTCGAGACAGAACGGGATTTGTCCATGGACCAGAGGACCATGGAGTGGATCTTCACATCACCGGGTTTGAAACGCTTCATTACTGATTTATGACCTTCTTCAGGTCCTTCTCAATCTGGAAAGCTATCTGCTTGTTGACCAGAGAGATGTTACGCTTCGATGCGTTCACAGCGGCCTCAAAATCGTAGTGCGATAGCGGAGCCCAGTAGACGGACTCATCGGCCGGAATGTTTGCCACATGATAGAGACTATCAGCTGGAAGGACATACTCGTCCGCGGATATGGAACTGATGATGTGTTTGATGCCGATGGTGTTCCCGCTTATCGTCGACGGGACAGCGATGTAGTTATCACCGTTGGTGTCAAGACCGACGAACTCGACGCCGACCATGAACTCTGACGGGTCCGCGACGGTGATGAAACCGGTCCTATTTGTGTCGACGATGTGATCGGTCCTAGCACGAACGTACTTGTGGGGCTCCACGTAGGCGTTCGCGACGACTGCCATCCAGTACTTCTTGTGTGGGCCTGGTAGGGCAGCGTATTGTGCCGGAGTGAGCTCCCGTTGGTCCGTCCCCCAGTTTAGGGCCCAAGAACGGATCGTATCCATGGCGGCGCTGAGTGATCCGTACTTCTTGATGATGAATAGGTTGAAATCATTCTCAGAGAGGAAGTAATCATGGTACGGGTCGACTACTCCATTGGCCAGATAGATCAACCATGAGTAATCAGGATTATCGTAATAGTCATTCGAGACGACGTCTGCACGTTGTTCTTCCGGCAACGTGTAATCGTAGAACGTGTTAGGCGAGCTATGCTTGTTGCGATCGATCTTTGGTCGGCAGAGGATGTTCTTTGCTATCTGACCATTATACGTGATCGCCGGAAACTTGGAGAAATACTTACCCATTACTGTTCTCCACTAGGAGGAGTGAACCCGACGTTGGCTAGACCCGCGTCGTTGGTGATGGATTGGGCCAGGCTGTTGGTGGATGCCACAGCTCTCGTGAGGAAGTCCTCGAAGCCTTCTAGGGCGACAGGATTCTGATCAAAGTCATTCTCGAACCCTCGGAACTCAGCGCCTTGGAACTTGCGAATGTCATCCGACGTGAAGTACTCGATCTCCTTCAGGGTCATAGACATCTGCTGCAGAACGGGAGCTCCGTCAGCGTGGAACGCTGGAACACCCGAGGAGGCGTAGTTCATGTTGATCGACGGGATCACGCACATCTTGAACGGGTAGAGTTCTTTTCCACCCTTGGTGAAGATACGGACCTTGACCATCATCGGGTACTCTAGGGTCGTGAAGCTGGCATCTGGAGTGACTGTAGGGAGGGCGGACCTCTTGATGCGATAGTAGATCTCCTTGAGGTTCTTCGAATCCTGCGAGTTCCTAGGAGCGAACGCCCAGGAGAACTGGTGCTCACGTAGGGTCGTACCGGCGAAGAACAGAGAGAGGTGCGGGTTGACAATGGATCCGAAGACCTGATCGGCCAGGCCCGAGACCCCTTCGGCTTCGACTCCGATGACGGATCCGAAAGTTCCAGCAGCGTTGGCGATGGTCCCCTGGAAGGCGCCACGGGCCACACCCAGGGCAGTGCCCTCAGACATATTCTCTTTGCCCTTACCTCGATCGATATCGGCGATGATGTTGCCCAGCGTCGCGCCGTACTTGCCCTCGTTGTAGGAGACACCGTACGACTCAAGCAGCGTGTTGGGGATCGGCAGAGAGACGGAGAACCTGACGTCCGTGGTCGGACCCTCGGTCAGCTTAGGACGTTTGTACTCCATGAACTCGAAGGTGATCCTGTAGTCCTGGCTGGTCAGGTCGTTAGGGAAGACCGTCGTGTCAGTGTAGGATCCATCCTCCTGGCTGTTCGGGATGACGGACTGTGGGTCGAATGCGATCTCTCCTCCTCCGCGAAGGCTCATGAGGTCAGATCTCGAGATGCGCTCGATGGCAGGAGAACCGCCTCCCAGAGCCGCCATGGACGAGAAGCCCTCGGGTGACGAGGACAGCAGGGCGTCGGTCTTGGCCGCAGCGAAGGCGGTGGCAGATTGCAGGGATTGACCGGCCTGAGCTAGCTTCGCGGCGAACTCACCAGACAGCTTTGACGTGAGCGTCGACGACTTACTGTTGAGAGCAGCTAGTAGCTTTTCCTTTGGATTCAATCCCGTCTGCTTGAGCATCTTCTTGGGGTCAAAAGATGACATATCTTCCCTGACATAAATAGACGGAGTTCATCTTATTTATGTTGTGAGAAGAGAGCCTAGGTATAGAGGTGATCTTATCGTATAAATAGATGATGCGATTCACACATTTCGATCCCATCTCTGATTTCTTCGGCATGTCCTATGTAGACGTGGATCCAGTGCCAGATGTCGATGTCTATACTGTTGGAACCTCGGGTTTCAAGGGGAAGCACCACACGGAAGAAGCAAAGAGAACCCTCTCGCTTAAGAACAGAGGTCAAGTTCGATCGAAGGCTGCTAGATCCAGAATCTCAGCAGGTAGAAAAGGCAAAGGTGCCGGAGACCCAATGGGTAATAACTTCAAACAGTATACAACTGAGAACGGCAATGCTTTTGCCGGACGTAAACATACTTCGGCTTGGAAGAAGACTCGCTCCGAAGAGCTTGCAGAATTCTACAAGACGCCAGAAGGTATTGAGATGAAGCGCCGGATTTCTTCCACTCTTCGAGGTAAGAAGGTTGGTTCTTCTATGGCACAGGCTCAAGCTGCCATACGTGGAACTAAATGGTGGTCCAACGGGAAGGTTAACAAGCGCTCGGTGGAACGTCCAGGTCCTGGCTTTACTCTAGGAAGGGTAAAGAATGGCTAGACGATACATGCAAGGTTACTTTAAGCCAAGGAACCCCCAGAAGTACCGCGGAGATCCAACGAAAATTGTATATCGTTCCTCCTGGGAACTGAAGTTGATGATGTGGCTGGACAAGCACCCAGACGTCCTTCAGTACTCATCCGAAGAGATACAGGTGCCTTACAAATCCCCGATTGACATGAGGTGGCATCGCTATTTCCCAGATTTCCTGGTCAAGATGAAGAACTCCGACGGACGTACGGAGACGGTCATGATCGAGGTGAAACCTGAGAAGGAGACCATCCCTCCAAAACCAAAGAAGGCCCGCACTCACACGCGGACCTACCTGAACGAAGTGTACACCTGGGGAGTGAACTCCGCCAAGTGGGATGCTGCTAGAGAATACTGCAAGGATCGGGGCTGGCGCTTCGAGATCATGACTGAGAAGCACCTAAGGATAATCGTCTAATGGCTTTCCTATTTCAAGACCTAGCGGCTGGAAGATCGGCCTCTTCGTTAAAGAACGTCGGGTTCATGAACAAGGACTCAGGGCTCAAGCCTGCGTCAAAGGACTCCAGGACCTGGTTCCGAGAAAAGGCTCAGGCAGTGGCCACAGTCAACCCTCGGACAGTCCTCGGGAAGATGAAACAACGATCGGTGACGGTGATGAGGACTCAGGACATCGGGAAGATGTTCATGTTCTTCTACGATCCCAAGTTCAAGGAGACGCTGCCGTACTACGATAGGTTCCCAGTCATCTTCGTGATCGAGACTTACAACGATGGGTTCCTCGGTATCAACCTCCACTATCTCCCACCGATCTATCGTGCCAAGCTGATGGACGCTCTGTATCAGACCATAAATAACACGAGATACGATGAGACGACTAAACTGAGGATCACCTACAAGCTCTTGGGTCAGTCATCTCGAATGAGGTGGTTCAAGCCATGTGTCAAGAGGTACCTCTACAACCACGTCAAATCTAACATGGTCGAGGTCCCAGTGACAGAGTGGGACTATTGTGCAATGCTTCCTCTGGAACGCTTCCAGAAAGCCAAGGCCCTCCAAGTACAGAAGGATTCTGTCTCCAAGGTTGGTTCATACTGACTGAGCATTTGTAGAAGACAGCACCATTATACCTAGTATTCCGGAGTTGTACATGGCCATTTTAATTAGGATTTCGTAAAGATACATGAGCGATAGAGCAAAGATACTCAAGGAGGCTCTGACTTCCTCAACGGGCGCCGGAGAAGATCTTGGTACGCCCGTAGACGAGATCGTGGTCATCGGGAGGCGTAAGCCGAAGGAGACCTCTGGGTTCAGCCTGAGCACGTTCCTCACCGAGATTTCGAACAAGGCGGTCCTCGAGACCAGCCGCCACCTCATGATATTCACATTGCCTAAGGGTCTGCTGGATCATCACACGGCCGAGGACGTCAAGCAGGTCGCTCTCCGTTGTGACGCGTCCAACATGCCAGGTATCTCGTTCGCCGAGTCCGAAGAGATCAGACGTTACGGCGTAGGTCCGACTGAGAAACATCCATACCTTCCGATCTTTGGAGCTATCTCAGCTTCGTACATCGTCGACGGCTCCGGTGACATCCACTCATTCTTCTACGATTGGATGTCCTACATCGTCGGGTTCGATTCGTCTCAAGGCATGTCATCTGTCAACGCCTTCGGTCGGTCACCGTACGAAGTCGCCTACAAGGATGATTACAAGTCCACGGTCTCGATCATGGTCTACAACGAGGTCAATGACAAGGTGATCGAGATCACTCTGCACAACGCTTACCCGATCGCGCTGAACCCCATCCCACTGTCTTGGGCGAATACCGACCAGTTCATGAAGTTGGATGTGACCTGGGACTATTCGGACTGGTCGGTCAAGTACCACATGCCGGATAGCCTGGGCCGAGACATAAATAGACAAGAGCCGCTGCTCAACAGATTCGCCCGACTCACGGGCACCCTACCACCCGAGCTGGGACTTCAATCCCTACTGTCGAAGGTCGGTAACGCATCCCAACGCCTCACGGACATACAGAACCTAGTCCTTGGCAGCAGGCAAACAATTGCCGACAATATCCGCCTTCGATAGCGGTACTAATAACTGGAGAAAGTGAACATGTCGCTACCCAAGATCTCGATGCCTCTCTTTGAAATCAACATCCCCTCGATCGACAAGAAGGTCAAGTTCCGTCCGTTCTTGGTCAAGGAAGAGAAGATCCTCCTGATCGCTCAGGAATCCAAGGAAGAGAAGGACATCATCTCCGCGCTGAAGCAGATCATCCAGAACTGCTCACAAGAGGAGATCAACATCGAGAGGCTCGCCTATTTCGACCTCGAGTATCTATTCCTCAAGCTCAGGGCTAAGTCCGTCAGCAACATCGTCGAGTTCAAATACGTTGATCCGAACGACGGTGAGACCTATACCATCAAGGTCAACCTGAACGACGTCGAGATCCACAAGGATGACACGAACAACCCGATCATCAAGATCAACGAAGAAGGTCTGGGACTCCGCCTACGTTTCCCTTCTGTCGATCACACCCTAGAGTACAAGACTCCAGGTCTCGATCAAGATGAGATATTGACCAAGATGGTCGCAGCGTGCATCGAGGATGTCTTCGACTCAGAGAACGTCTATTCCTTCGACGAGTACACTCCTGAGCAACAGCTGGAATTCATCGATAGCATCCCTGTGCCGGCGTTCGCTGACATACAGAAATTCTTCGATACCATCCCTACCCTGAGGCACGAAGTCAAGTACAAGACTAAGGACAAGGAAGAGAAGACGATCGTCTTCGAGGGCCTGAACGATTTTTTTACCTGGGGTTGATCCACAGGACGCTACTGTCGTACTACCAGACGATCTTTACCCTAGTTCACCTACATAAATACTCCATTACAGAATTGGAGAACCTCATTCCGTTTGAGTGGGACCTCTATATTGACATGCTCGCAGCACATCTAGAGGCCACGAAAGCGGAATAATGAGTAAGGTCGAAGGCATCAGCAGGATCCTTTCAGGGGTCGGTAGAGCGATCGGAGCCGGTGGTGACGATGCAGCTCGAGTCGCTGGTCGATTGGCTCCCCGTGTCGGAGCTCTAGGTGCGGCAGGGGCCGGAGCAGCAGGAGCTAGCTGGCTCGTCTCATCTCTGTTGTCAGGAACGAACCGAAACGTAGGCAACACCGGTCCAGGTTCCGGTAACCCAACCACTATGGGAGGCGGAGGTCTCTCTGGCTCTCGCCCAGGCGTGGCTTCTTCACGTGGCTTCACTCCTCCGGCCAACGATAACTCCAAGGTAAAGGTCTCCTACAATCCGAACGGAGACTACGAGGGAGAGTCCCTCAAGTTGGCGGCGTCCTCGGCCAATTCCCTCTCGTCCATAGACAACACTGTCAAGAACATCCTCAAATTCTCAGTGGCCAAGGCCACCTGGGACACTCGTTCGTTGAGAGAACTGTCGATCGAGTCTGCTGGATCTGGTGCAGATAACTCGGCCGCTATCGCAGCAGCCATGAATGCCGGCCGAGGTGGCGACGCCGCTCCGATGCCGCCTGCTCTGATGGCCGGCATGGCAGCTATCGCTGGAGGCCTTTACGCCCTCTCCAAACTAGGAGGTGGATCCTTCAACATTCCGGGGATCCCTAACGCAGGTCCTCCGGCACCGGGTGGAGGGAACGCTTTCGCTGGTGCTTTGCACCAGGGCGGGATGGCACTCACAGGTGCCTCGTATGCCGGAGATGCTCGTAGACTGCTTCCGAGGGCTGGAGCCGTCGCCGCTGGACAGGCGGCCAATGATAATTCTCGTGGCTTCAGAGCTTCGGTTCGTTCGGGTGTTCAACAGCTTGAGTCTGGTGCTTCTAGGATGCGCCTGGCCAGCACCGCTGGGTCCATGGCTCGAGGAGCAGCTGGCCGAGGCGTCGGTCGCGTCGTACAGTTCTTGAGAGGTCTGAAAGCCACACCCGTCGGTAGGTTCCCATATGTCACGTCAGTCCTAGCAGCGATAGACCCGGTCCTAGCCCTGGTTGAGTCCGGTGGTCAGGTTAACGGAAACGTTAAGAAGCAGGTTGTGGGAGCCATCGCGACGATCATAGCAGGACCGGCAGGCATAGCCGCTGGAGCGGCCCTGGGCGCGTTCATAGGTATACCTGCGACGCCCGTGGGCATGGCCGTGGGAGCGATCCTAGGTGGCATCGGAGGCGCCATCGCTGCGCTATCGGCTGAGTTCGTCGCTGAACAGATTTACGACCTCGTGGCAGGTAACATCACTCTGAGTCAGTTCGGCCACAACGTCGGCCGCGGAGCCATGAATGGCATCAGGAACACTGCAGCGATCGCAGGCGGAGCCATCATCGGCGGAGCGGTTGGGGCCTTCAGATTCGCCAAAGCCGGTGTTGCGGCTGCCCCAGCGGTAGCTCGGGCCGGTTGGGGCCTAGCGGCACCCACGGGTCGCTCGGTCGCTGGATTGGCCGTCGGAGTCGGTGGTGGCGGTGCCGCTCTCGTCGCGATGCAACCAAAGGCTCCAGCGGCATCGTCTGCTGCCCTTCCAACGGCGCTCCAGATGAGCGGATCAGAGCTTCACACAGCAGCGAGAACCGCAGCTGAACAGTACCTCGGTCGTGGCATGACATCACAAGAGTGGCAGGTCCTCCTACGAGCAGTCTATGCCGAATCTGGTCGTGGAGGCGCAGGCCGAGAGAATGCCATGATCATGGCGACTATCCTGAACCGAGCTAGGAACACGAGAGGCTATGCAGCAGGCCGTGTGGGCCAAGCGTACTTGCGTCAGGGCCTGACGGTCCTCGCTGTCCTGTACGGAACTAACCAATTCCAGGCCGTTACGGGCGCTCCTGGTAATCGCCGTCCATCATCCAACTTCACACGTGGGCCTAACCACAATGAGCTGGAAGCTATCTTCCGCTCCGTGGTCCAGTTCCTCCACAAGGTCCCTCATGGTCAGGTGGCCTTCACGGCCGCCAGTGCTTCCGCGTATGGTCGTGGCACGAACATCGGCTACAGAGACACGATGCTGCAGAACGGTGGTATCATCGTCGGGGGTACCGTCTTCAACGCGGGATTGATGGGAGAGAATCAGGCGCAGACTTCCAACCCGGCAGCTGCCCCGGCGGTCTCTCCTTCAGTTGAACCAGTCCAACCAAATCAGAGCATCGTCTCACGCTTAGGTGGAGCCTTCGCTACTTTCGGAACAAAGAGCGCTGTGACTCCTACGTCCACTCCGACGGATGAGGGAGCCTCTGCCGGAACCGGTAAACCAGGAGACCCTAACACTCTGGGTGAGAAGATCACCAAGGGCCAAGGGGTCAACATCGACGGGCTGAGGACAAACTTCAAAGCTAAACTATCGGCTATGGCCGAGGAGTACACCAAGAGGACTCGCAAGAAGTTCCAGGTGAATTCCGGCTTCAGAACGAGGGCTCAACAGGAAGCGCTGTATCGTAAATACGGTCCAGGTAGAGCTGCTCTTCCGGGTAGGTCTAGACACGAATCCGGCATGGCAGTCGACATTCAATCCTCTCAGCTGAATGAAGCTGCCTCGATGGGTCTGCTCAGCAAATATGGCTTCCATCGCCCGGTGCGCGGAGAAGCGTGGCACCTTGAGATGATCGGTTCGGGTGGAAGCACTCCTGCTGGGACGACGAACCACGCCAGCCCACGGAGTCAGGCTCCTAGGACGAACACAAATCCAGCCTCCTCTTATGAGGGAGCCACCGAATCTGAGGGTACGGCTCCTACGACGCGCATGTCATCATCCGTTCCAGCGGCTCGCCAGGCGGAGAACATCGCCAGCTCATCCATAGCGGCTGAGAAGCGCCGGACTCAGATCACCATCACGAATCCCGCGGGCAAAGGCAATACCCAACAGATCCTGACCAAAAACGAAAAGACGGACTCCAGTGCCCCAGAGTCCGTCGTCAGTCCAGTGATGTCAGCCTACCAGTACGCTGCGTACTGGGGAGTCGATTAACCAGCGATCTCCAGAGGGGCAAAATACCCTTCCATCTTGAAGCGAGCCGAATCGATGTACGCGGCAGCAGCCGCTCGTGATTCGCCGTCGTAGGAGATCCAGCCGCCGGCTTCGTTGAAACGACCACCGCGTTTGGCCCAATAGGACCGCTGATCCGTGAACCGCTCGATCTCGTTCGTCGGGTCCCCGTAGTACGAATACATGTCTCGAGCGACCTCAGCGTCCGGCAGGCCTCCGCCGGTGAAACAGAACTTGTTGTAGAGCCAGTTCTCGGGGATACGCTCATCGACGATGACAGCGAAAGCACCCCGTCCGGTCTCATAGCGACGAATGTGGACCATCCCGTCGGTCAGGAAGCGAACGACAGCCGCTTCAAGATTCTCCGCCCACATGTTGACCACTCGTTCTCCTGACAGGAGCCAGAAGTAGTTGCCCCACGAGTAAGGCGCTTCTCCGGAGACTCCGATCAGGCTCATCTGGCCCACTCGGGCGGGCACAGAAGTGAGAACCCCGATGTGGTCACGGACGATGAATGTGTCAGCCATTAGATGCCTCCAGTCAGATGAAGTTGGACCCACTTGACGGCTGCGATGGCGCCGCCGAGGATCAAGAACCAGAATGCCGCCCAGACGGCGATAGCGATGGTCACCAGCTTGAAGAGCAAGCCGACGACTCCGTCGAACCCGGTGAAGTAGTGGCCGACGAAGAACAGGATGATGAGACATCCGATCAGTCTGAAGAAATCCACGGTCAGTCCTCCTCGTACTCGATAGCAGATCGAGCGATGTTGGTCCACATATTGATGATAGCCTTAGCCTGCTCCTCAAACGGAGGGACCTTCACCTCGTTACGTTCCCAGAAGGTATCGTAGAGGTGTTTGGCTAGTCCTTGAACGCCCATTCTTTCACCCAAGTGAATGCGAAAGCGACGGCGCAGACGATTATCGCACCGGCAATGCCTCCGCCAAAGCTTAGCATAAGAACCGCAACGAGGCCCATCAAGAATGAGATCACGGTGATGACCCCGAACGTAATGACTGCCCAAGCCGCTATGGCACCGATGCCCAACAGATAACCGTATTGGAAGATGAAACGAATGGTGAGTCGAAGTGCTCTGATCATGAGACTACCTTGTCTGTGACGATGATGGCGCAGATGCCGCAGACGATCATCGCCGTGGCGCTGACGAGAACGCCGAACCAGTTGAGGGTCGAGATGCCGAACATCAAGGCCAGCCAGTTAGTGAACGTGGCGATGATCAAGAAGATCAAGAGGCAGATTTCAAGAGTCTTCTTGATCATCGGGGCAGTCCTTTCAGAGTTTCATTCTTCCACGCATCTCGCATGGCCTTCAGCGTCACGCCGACCTGTGCACCCGGCTTCATACCCGAGTCCAGCAGCATCTGACCAGTGACCGGAAACTTCGGCCAGGCCTGATCCAGCAGAGGCAGCAGATCAGCGTCGTGCAGAGAAGCCAGCGAAACCAGGTGATCACGGCTCACGCCGTCCAGCACCATCTCAGCGAAGCGACGCTCAGAGACACCGTTGGCGAACTGGCTCAGGAAGACGATCTTCCGACGTTCGTCGACCGACATCTTCCAGTCACGGCAGAAGGCCAGAGCGTCATCACCGACGAAGCCAACCATACGAGACAGACTGTCATCTCCACGCGAGATAGAAGCAACGGCCTGAGTGTTCATCTCCATGCCGATCGCCTGGGCGACCCCAGTGGCGAACATCATCTCGATGGAACGTTTACGACCGTCGGCTGCCATCATCTTGGACACTTCAGCCCAGACACGCTCCTTAGAGACCTTGGCCAGACCCTCGTGAACTTCACTGCTCGTGAAGGCCCGGCAAGCTTCCAGGTCCATATCGGTGTTGAACCGAGCGGCGAAACGGAAGAAGCGCAGGACGCGCAGGAAGTCCTCACGGATACGTTCGTCGGCGGAACCGACGAAACGGATGATCCCGCACGACATATCCATCATGCCGTCGAAGTAGTCAAAGATGTTGCCATCCGCGTCCATCGACATGGCGTTCATGGTGAAGTCGCGACGAGCTGCATCGGCCTCAAAATCAGTCGTGAACTGAACAGTTGCGTGACGGCCGTCGCAATCGGTATCGATCCGCAGAGTCGTGAACTCGAAAGCCTCACCGTTGATGATGAAGCTCACCGTGCCGTGTTGCATGCCCGTGGGCTCGACCCTGTAACCGAACTCTTCGGCGAAGGCGATCATCTCATCAGGAGTAGCAGTCGTGCAGAAGTCCATGTCTTTGGGCTTGACACCCATGACGCAGTCACGAACGAAACCGCCGACGACACGTGTCTCGTATCGGGCGGACATGGCTTCCCACAGGTCCATAACCGGACCCGAGCAAGCAAAGCGGACTTTTGCGTTCGTTTTCATAATTCCAATATACGACATCTGTTAAATGTGTACAATAGAATTATCGCTTATGATAGTGCGGAGCGAACGGCCCGAAGGCCCACATGAAGAACCGACCGAGATACCCGATCGGAGCTCCACAGCTCTGGCACTGCCATCCCTCAAACTTCATCGGTGCCTTCGACGTACGCGATGGTCGTGTCACGAAGGTTCGTCAGACGTTTGATCAGGTCATCGAGGGCGTCGATTGAGACGAAGTCGATCATGACCCCCAGATTGCTCTTGTCGTAGATCGCACCACGTTCTTCGTCGTAAGGTTCAGACAGAGGAGCCATGAAGAAATAGGCGATCCCCTTCTGATGTTGATCGAGGCCGCCACCTCCGCCTGTGATCAGGACCTTGTTGCCGTAGACGAGATGGACTGCGTCCATGTCTTCCGGCGGAGGATTGATAGCGGGCCGATCGGTCATGCCAGGGTAACCTCCAGAGATTTCAGTTCGGCCTCGATCTTATCGATCTCCTCGAGGATCAGACCCGTGATGATGGTGACCAGAGCTTCACGGCGAGGGTCTCCTTCGGGAAGACTGGCCAGCATCAGGTCGGTATAGGGATCCTGATAATCATACATAATGTATTCGTGTTCACGGTCCTTGCGGTCTCGCTGCGTTCGAATCGTCACGAAGACGTTCGCCGTCGACATGACGGCCTTACCGCCCTTGAGGCGGGACTGGAGAGCCTCACGGCGATCCTTGAGGGCCTTGACCTTCTCGGTGTTAGACAGTTTCATCTGGTTTTCCTTCGTAGATGGACTTCAGCCGAGCCAGTTGCTCGAGGTCTCTTTGACGGTGATAGTCAGCGACTCGTTTCTTCTGCTCTTCCTCTCGCACCTTGCGGCGCTCAGAGACTCCTGCGATGTAGTCACGGATGCCCACGATGTCCGTCTCAGTCTGGACGAGCTCGTACGTCACGACAGCACATCCTTGTTTGATGTATTCGGACTGACCATGCTTGCCCAGTTGGGCCAAATGGTTGGACAGGTGACCACGTTGCTGCCAGGTCTTTCCTCGCTCGTTAAAGTGAGGATAAGAGCCTCCCGTGGAGAAGAGGCCCTCAGCGTTCCTGATCTTGTAGACTATGTTAGTCATCAGTAGCCGTTCCGAGCCTTGCCCAGAGCCTCAGCTGCAGCGAACAGGAGCACGACGAACAAGGCGCATGGGCCCCAGTTTCCCGTCAACAGCCAGAAGCCTGCACCCGCGAAGACCCCGACGATCAGGATCCCCAACAGGATGAGGACGAACTTGTCGTTTCGAGCGATGTTTTTGGTCATTTATTACCAGCCATATTTTTCAGCACAGATGGGGCCAATTCCCCGGTCGATGGACTCACCGACGGTCAGTTCACGCGCACAGATGGCGCACTGGCCGGTCCGACGCCCGTAGGCGATGGCCGCTTCAGCTGGGTTGGAGCACAGTTCCACGACCTCAGCTTCGGTCACCTCGGTGCAGGTGTAGGAACGAACGAAGCGTCCGTCCTTGATCTTGCCCAGATAGTCTTCACCACGCTTGACGTAGACCGCGCCGGCGTTCGCCCCATGGGCGGGAGCGACGGACAGTTTGAACTCGCCCAGGCGGACCTTCGGACGCTTGATGCCACGCTCCATGGCGTGGGCGAAAGCCGTCTCGATGGCCTGAATGGAGACCGTCGGAGCCGCAGCGACAACAGCTGCTCGTTGAGCCTGACGCTCGGTGTTCCGTTCAGCGGCCCGAAGGATACACTTGCGGACGGCCCCGATCTGTCCCTCAGACAGACCGCCGTACTTGTTCAGAGCTTCGAAGAGAGAAGTGGCGAATTCCCACTGGCCGGCATTGGCCAGGAGCCAGGCGTGCTCCGAGGGGTTTTGCTCGATCCAGGCATCGCGCTTCTCGGCCAGAGTGATGGCCTTGCGCTGCTTCGCCTTGGCGGCATAGGTCGCTCGGTTCTGACGCTCGATCTGGCTGGATTTGAATTCCAGCTTGCCGGTGCCCTTGCACTTGAAGCAGGGCTTGCGGACACCATACCCGTAGGTACCAACCCAGACGCCCGAACCACGGCACGCAGCGCACGGTTCGACGAACAGAGGTTTCTCAACCTTGCCCGGGATAGGGCCAGCGAACTCTTCAAAGAGGTCGCCAAAGTGGTCCATAACGTCGGTCATCAGAGTGTGTCCTGGCTTACATTCTCATAATAAGCCATTCCACATTATTGTACAACGAAAAGTGAGCGTTAGCTCAAGTTTCGAGGTCGATGGCGTTCAGGAGAGTCTGGTTCGACTCGAACAGCTGGGTCATCAGATGCTCGATGACCTTGATCACGTTCGGATCGGTGGAAGCTTCCTTCAGGGCGAACAGGCCATCATAGACCTTGAGATCGGCCACCGACTTGGTGAGAGCGACCATGGCGAGCGATTCATAGCGCATGTCAGACATGTTGGTTCCTTAGAGTGCGATGGAGATGCAGGCGAGGAGGAGCGAGATCACAGCCGAACAGAAGACTGTCATCGTCATCTTGCTCGGAGCTGGAAGCTTCGCGATGAACTGATCACGGAGGCCCATGATGACGGCCGCGAGGATCAGGCAGAACGTCAGGAAGAGGAATGGAGTAGCCATCAGATCCCCCAGATGGAGAGGAAGGCACCGACCACACCGGCGATCACTGCCAAGAGAAAGATGATCATAAGACCGCATTGATAGGCCAGCAGGCCATAGTTCTTTCCGTTCCAGCCTCCGAAGTCCTTCGGAGCCATGCCGATCAGGATCAGGACGAGAGTCGCGGCCCAAGCAGCGGAAAGCAAGATTTTAATACCTAGCATTAGCGGTTCCTCAAGAGATTGTGGAAGTTGTCAGCGTTCTCAACGTTCGGTCGTCCGTCACGGTAGGCCGTCGCCGGAAGGTTCTGTTGATACCAGTCACGGATCATGTCGTGATCGACCACCGTGCTGGTAGCCTCGACGAACAGGATGACTTGTCCTTCGACGGTGGATTTATAGAGACTGAGATGTACCGGCCGATTATCCAGGAAACCCACAGTCTCGCCGAGACCTTGATTGTCTGAGACCCAACTCAGCTTTTTGTAACCGAGCTTCTCGGCCGAGTGGTGACGCGTCTGCCAGAGAGACGAGCGAGAAAATCCATCGGCTTCACAGACACCGGTGACTCCTTCTAGGAAGTTTCGCATCTGTTCGTCAGGCTTGGAGGGTCGGTTTCGAATGACCTCGCGGACTTCAGAGAAACGGAACAGCTGGGTTGGTGTCCAGTTCTTCGTTGGAGGGTTCGCGTCCGTGATCAGGCAACAAGGGACCATGTCGGCCCAGACGCCTTTGGCAGAGATTCGGTCACGAACGACCAGGAACTCACCTTTTTGGCCAGTGACCTTGATCTTGTCACCGGGCTTGATGTCTTCTCTCTTAAAGTTGGGCATCGGCGACCAGTCCCTCGTATTTCTTCTGCTCAGCCACCATGGCCATGGAGTACATCTTGTACAGTTGTTTACGCTCAGCTCGAGTCAGAGGGATCTCGATGTTCCCCCGATACAGCTTGGTCGTCCTGAACGCCAGGAAGAGCATGTCATATTCGATGCGGATGTACCACGTCTCGTCCTGACGGAAGACGTAGTTGTCGTCATAGTTCTCGCTGTAGAGGGACTCTTCACCGAGAGCGCTCAACCAGCCTACCGGCTTGTGCGGGAAGGCCCGTTGGGTCCGGCCTTCTTTCAGGTCCTCAAGGACACGATCGACGAAGCTCATTTCCATTGTCCATCTGCGACGAAATTATCTTCGTCATATTGGCGGAGGCGTTCCATATCCCAGGAACGATCGACGGCCTTCCGGCTCTGCTCTTCGAGATGGTCGTCGAAGGTCTGAGCCAGGGCGAGGGCGTTGGTGGCTGGAACGTAGCGTTGGCCATTCACGACCACCACTAGGTTCTCTACGGCTCGAGCATAGACTCCCATCAGATCATCTCCGCCAGCACGCAACCATTCCAGAGTTCGATGACCCGAACGTTAACGCACTTCATCCCGAAGAACTCCTTGACGGTGGCGATCTGACCGACCTCAGTCGGCAGTTTCCCACCAACGAAGTCCTTGGCAAAGAATTTGGCGTCGAGCATAACCGTCTCCATGTCTTACTATCCCAATGTAAGACATTTCACATTTATGTACAATGAAAAGTACGTCAGTCGTCCAGTTCGACGCCGCACTCGGCCAACGCGCTCTCTGTGGTGGCAAGACGCCTGGACAGCGAGATCTTTAGCATATCCACTGCTTCAGCTGCCAATTCATCAGTTACCCGACCTTGAACAGCTCGTCGAGTGACCTTCTCTCCCTCACCGGCGACATCATAAGTGACGCTCAAAGAAGCACTGACGTTGGGACCCAAACTTGAAAGTTGGTTCAGACTCGAACGAAGATGACTGCGTGTGTAGATCAGCTCAGTCACTGATTCTAGGCTTGAGACCTTCATGCTTTTGCTCCGATGTGGCTGGTCAGTTTGGACATGACCCCACAGATGGCCTGACATGCCAGGAGTTGAACGAGATTCTCGCTCTTCTCTGCCTCGGCGAGGATGACTTGGATATTCGGAAACATCGCGTCAGATGCCTCTTCGATCGCCGCTTTTAGCGTCTCTACTTCACTCATGGTATCTCCTCAAGAATCCCGCAATTTGCGGCTTTTTAGTTCAACGAATTCAAACCCCGTAGGGGGAGAAAATTTTGTATGTGCGGGCAACTGCATCTTAATAAGAGCGTAGGTCCACCGGTGCTCCCGACGGACCTCTCTGGTCAACCCAGCACAAAATCTTCAGCTCAGAGAGCGTCCAGCATCTCTGCCTGAGCGTCACGACCCTTGACCTTGACCCGTGGGCCTGTCATGTGAGCACGAACACCAGCTGCGGCCAACTGCAGGGGACCACTCCAGACCGTATCCCATGAGAGCTCACGGCCCTTGTCGTCCAGTGACTTCCAGAGCAGACCTCCGCGCACCTGCGGCGCGAAGCAGGCGAAATCTCGCTCGATGATGCGGTACCTGCTCACTGTTCAGCCTCCGCCATCTCGATGCCCAGGTCCAGGACGTTGATCACGTCGGCGTGGCACGTGAAATCATTGTCGTTGAACTCGACGAGGCTGTTGAAGAGGTTCTGAGTGGTGCTGTGGAGGATACGCGTCACGTCGTTGAAATACTCGTCGGCCTTCTCATTGACTTCTGGCCAGACATCCTCAGTAGTGAGTCTCTTGAGCTCGGCGACCCTCTCTCCGATCGCCACGTTGAGAGCGCCCATGAGACACCAGCAGGTCGCCTCAGGGTCAGAGAAGCCCACACGATCGCCTTCGGCTGTCCTGGCGAAGCTCCCTTTGGTCCACTTATCCGGGTCAGCGAGTAGATCTCTCGCTTTCTGCATGATGATCGTCGGTCCTGAGCTCATTTGCTCTTCCTCTTCTGTTCGATCTGACGCTGCATAAGCTCGATGGCGAGCGCACTCAAATACTGTTGAATACGGAGCTCAAGCAGGTCCGATAGCTTACCCAGTCGGTAGGACATGTCGATGCGGTCAGGGCAGCTCTGGAGACGTCGCATAGACTCGACGAGATCGTTGAGGGCTTTGGTGTGGGTGGTGAGAGCGTCGGTCACGCCTTGACTTCCTCTCGTGCAAAGATGTCGCAGACGACTCGAGTGCGCAGGGCGCTCAGTTCGGATTTCAGCGTGAGGACCTCGTGGGCCAGCTGATAGTCTCCACGAGACGCGAGGGCCCCAGCGAGCACGGTCATCTTCTGCCCGATCTCATAGACGCCTTCTCCGAGAACGTCGAGGGCGGCAGTGTCCATAAGAGTGATCATGTGATCCTACTTCGTCAGCGAGTGGACGCAGTTGAAGAAGCCGAGGCTCTCCCGTTTGCGCTTGGGGTTCAGGAGGGTCAGACCACCACGCTTAGAGATGGCGATGTGACGGTAGTCACGGCAGTAGAATGAAGCCGCAGTGCCCTCGTCACCGACGAGCCCGGTCTCGATGAGCACGTAAGTGCTGCTCATGCCCTTGTGGCGGCACATGGTGAACTGCTTCACCTCGTCAAGCTTGTAGGGCTCCTCACCGCGAGCGACCCTGTTAGGGTTCTCTTCTAGCTTGTAGCGATTGTGCTTGGCCAGGACCGCGTCCAGGAGCTTGTAGGCCATGTCGTAGTGGGCGAGGCTAGCGGCCCCATCCACCTGTGTGATGCCGATCGAGGCCATGATGTCGTCGACCGTCTCTTCTTGGTGCTCTCTCATGATCCCAATATACGACAATGAGAAAATGAGTACACTCAATTATGCCTTAGGAGTGAACGCGTCGAGCGTCTCCACGAAGAACTGCTCTTCAGTCTCTCCAGAGAATCCGGTCTCCAGAGCCTTGGCCCACTTATCGTGGGCGTCCTGGATCTTGACCAGAGCCATGACTTCCGCCGGAGGTACGTCGACGAGTTGTCGATTGATCAGCTGACTGATCGTCGAGTTGTGCCAACCCTTCTCCTTGATCAGCTTCACGGTCTCATCAGTCATGGCAGCGCCGATCACACACGGCAGACACGATTTGTCACGATAGGCACAGGTGGGAGTCGGGCCTTGGGCCGACAGACGCTTCTCATCGTAGGCCTTACGCCCTGCGGTGACGACGTCCTGAAGAGTGATGGTCTGCATTAGATTTTAGCTCCGTGGTGCTTCAAAAGGGCCTTGAACTGCATCTCCTTGTCGCGGGCGCGATCGGCCGCCATCTGGTCGAGGTCTTTGACTCCCGCCGCCGAGGCCCACTTGTCGTGAGAGCGCTGGAGCTGGTCGACGGCCTCTTTGTCTGAGTTGGGGATCGAGATGAACCCCGCTTTGCTCAACTCAGCGGCTCGGGTGCCCAGTTGCTTGCGCTCTACAAGCTTGTTAATGGTCTCTGGCGTCATGGCAGCTCCCACGACACAGGGGCAGCCAGCGTCATCCAGATACGAACACGTCGGCGATGGACCCTGAGCCGACAACCGACCGGCGAGATAGGCTACGGCTCCAGCTTGAACCACGTCCTGAAGGGTGATAGTTTGAATCACAGGATCTCTCCGATCTCGTCGTGAACACAGAAGATGGAATCACCCTCCATGGCCAAGTCCCCATTGAATTTCTTCTCGGGGATGGCGTTGATGTACTTGGGAGCAGGGAAGGCCAGTCCTCGGTTAGCGGCCGTGTGGTTCAGGACCACGTAGACGGTCTGCTGGGCCTTCTCGACGTCCTCGAAGCCGACACCGGACGGTCGGAAACGAGTCCCAGGGGTGAGTTTGGCGAAATCGGTCATGATATAGTTCCTCGTTTACTGGATTCCAGGGCCTTCAAAGGCCGACGGATCGGGCAGAGCGGCCGTGAAGACGACCTTGTGGACGATATAGGGGACCAACTCGCCGGCGCTCATGTAGCTGCCATCGGTCTCAACCGTGACGATGCAGCTGGTCTGCCGCTGGGCCGTCATCTCGTAGATGCCCGATTGGATGGCCGAGCGAAGGTCCTTGGCCCAACCACGATAGCCATCGGTCAGGGTGTAGTAGTGCTGGGGCTCAGTGGGGAGCTTCCGAGTGATCGTAGACATGTTTCTCTCCAGAAACGAGTGCTGCCCGAAGGGGTCAGACTCCGGGTTGAACGACAGGCTTGGTGTACTTACCAGGTTCGTCCTGGTGATGGCGAAGTTGGTTCTGGAACAGCTCTTCACCGCGCTCATTCGTGACCGAGCGATAGACGGCCCACGTCCACGAACCGGGGAAGAAGGGCGAGCGGACCTCAATGACCACTCGGTTCTTGCTCAGACGGCGCATGCGCATCAGTCCATCGGGAGCCATCTTGAGGATCGTCTTGACAGAGTCTGACATGATCAGTTCCTTGTTACTATCCCAATATACGACAATGGGAAAAAGTGTACAATGAAAAGATCAGCCCATGGCCTTTCTCATGGCGTCGATCAGCTCATCCATCTCGGCGTAGAGCTCCTCTCCACGCTTGGCGTACGCGGCCTCAGCCTCCAGCTCCTCAGGGGTAGGATCCACCCAGACCTGAACGGGTTCCATCCAACCGGGGTGTTTGACCCACTCAGTCTTGAAGGGCATCTGCGGCTCTCTGACGTAGGCGGTCTGCATGGCTCTCGGCGTGATCACGGTTCCAACGAAGGCGAGCGGCCCGGCGAAGCTCTGGTGAGAGACCGTTCCCAACGGAGATCGAATACCCGTCCGCGGAGATGTACAGGAGGCCCTTCAGGGCGTCACCACCGAACAGCTCGTTGGCGGGGATGACCGCTCTCTTACAGACCTCAAGACCGAGACCGCAGTCAAAGTCATAGTTGGCCTGACGGACGTCCTGTAGGGTGCACTCAGGCATCGACTTGCTTCTCCAGGAAATCGGCGATCTTGTTGAAGCTGTATCCCTTATCGTTCATAGAGGAGACAACTCGCATTAGATCGCACGTGGCGGTCACATTGGGTGAGTCAGGAACCGCTGTGGTCTTGTTCAGGTCGAGGTCTGACACGATAGTGCTCATGAGACCGTCGGGGATAACACCACCATTTCTGCCGTGTTCCCCATAGTCGAAACCATCAATATGGAATTCTCCGCCGACGCCGTAGGGGTGTTTAACGGTGGGATAACCGGCGAGCTTGGACAGGACACCGAGGCAGCAGTAACCGACTTGACCGTAGCCTTCGGATTCAGCGAGGGTGCCAGTGACTTGCTCGTACTCTCCAGAACGGAGAGCCTCGACCCACTGCTTGGTGGTGACTGGTTGGATGGTCGTATCGGTCATGTTAGTCTTCCTTTATCATACCAGAGCCGTCACAGACGACACAGGTGTCACGTTCACCAGCGGAACCAGTCCCTTCACAGACCGGGCACCACTCATAGCCTGGGTCAGACTCGCCACGGAGCGTCTTCTCGTGTGTGGCGATCTCCCGCTCGTATTCGCCGATCTGGCGACGGAGGCTGCTGATATTCACCCGAGCGACCGTGATACGATGCTCAGCGTATTCCCGTTCGTTCATCAATGCAGGATCTCCTTCGTCACGATCAGATCGAAGCCAAGATAGTTTCCGTCCTTGTCCTGAAGCTCATATCCATCCACGTCACCCGCTTTAGGCCAACGGACTGGATAGCCCCAGTGGGATTTGACCCAGCGGTCCACTGCGGACTCATCTGAGCACACGGCCTGAAACTGCATCGTGTCGTGCTTCTGGTCCCACAGCTCGATCAGTAGGACCTGATCCTTGATGGCGATGAAGTGCTCTGACCCATCGTCCCAGTAACAGTGGTACCCGGCGTCACACGCATCGATGCCAATGTTTCCAGTGGAGGTCGTCTCGGCCTTGACGTAGACCTTGCCCTTGGTCAGCCGCTGGACGTTGGACCACATCTCGCCGTGGTCAGGGCCGTGCTGGAAGCTCTTGATGCAGAGGAGCTTCGTGCCAGCGGGGAGGGACACAATATCAGTCATCGTTCAGGGAGTCCAATGCTCGTTCAATTTCAGTTAGAGCGCCAGCCACTGTAGCTGGAAACTCTGTCAGACCTTCCTCGTCTACTACCTGCAAGGCGGTCATGGCTGTCTGAAGGGCTTCGCGGATCAGATCGATGTCCATATCAGAACCCTTGGCTCATGAAGTCGATCTCAGACCGACAGTGGACGATAAGGCGGCGATCCACCAGCTCCTGATCGGAGTCCAGGGGAAGGGTCTCCAGGACCTGCCTGCGACCGGCACGGATGCGAATACCCGCATCGGTCTGCTCGGTCCAGACTCCGGCGAGGGAGCAGAGGGCTGGGATATCGGTCATCAGGCGCGCCCGAACTTGGTGAAGCCGTGCTGGGTCTCGACGGTCGTGAAGCCCATCTTGACGGCGCGGTCGATGATGGTCCGCTGATCGGCGGTGGAGGGGTCGATCCCGTACTCGTCCATGCCGGCCCACTTGGCGGCGGCACGAAGGGTGTTCAGGGTGACTTGATAGAGCCCGTGGGTGATGATCATTGTGTCTCTCCGTACTATCCCATAGTACGATGTGTGGCAATTATGTACAACGAAAAGATCAGATCGCCTTGAAAGAGACGATCAGCCGCGAGTCATTCGTGCCAGGGATGATCGCAGGCGCAGGCGCTATCCGATGAAGGGCATAGGTCTGCCCCTCTACCTCCAGATCGGGATGGATGCCACCTGGAGCGATCAGCTCACCACAGAGCAACAGGAGTTGGCCGTCTCTGGCCTTCTCCCACTGAACCGCGGACGGATAATCCTCTCGGATGATCTGGAGGGTCGAATCAGTCCTGGAAGTCATATTCCAGATCCTTCAGCTCTTGGAGAGCCTCTGAAGCGATCCTCCGTGCGTAATCGAACCCTACGTTGGAGGGTTGATTGGGAGAAGCGATGCGCTCTACGGCCCTCTTGAGGACCTGCAGTTTCATCTCTGCTTCGGTCACGCCGGACGCTCGATGGCGATCTCGTCGAAGCGGTAGATGGCATCCGAGTGCTGACCGACGTCAGTGAACATCCCCTCAGGGACAGACCAGACGTACTCGTTGCCCAGATAGCCGCCGACTGAGTCCTTGTTCACCACGATCTCGACGTGGCCGTCGTGGAGGTCCAGGAAGCGATCACCAGGCTTCAGGGCCATGGCTTCTTCGATGGTCATTGCGATGCGAGTCATATTCAGTCTCCAGAAACTAGTGCGACCCCCGAAGCTCACGCTGCGGGGTGGACAGGTAGATGACGGGCCGGACGCCCTGCTCATCGAAGTAACGTTTTGTGCCATCGGGCATCAACAGGACGATGTCCTGGATGTGCTCCTCAGGATCATCCGTACGGAAGAGGAAGGTGCCCGTCAGGACGACTTCCTTGCCCTCATCGGTCCAGGTCTCGCCTTGCAGGAGTTGGCCAACCGTGTACATCTCGTCTCTCCTCTTACTATTTCATAGTACGAAGATCCACAAATATGTACACAGCTATCTGGCCATGGCGAAAGAGAAAGCGCTCCGCCAGGCCCGCTCTGAGTTGCTGACCCTCTCAGAGATCATCTCACCATCAGAGACGGCCGATTCGACCCAGTACATGTACCCGTTGGTCTTCAGTACGGCATCCGGGAAGACACGACGTACCTGCTCACGGTTCAGTTCCAATAGGGTCTTCATGGTCGGTTTCTTTCCTCAGAGTCCTTCGTCCATCGCAGAGCGTACTCATCCGCCCTCTCCTTCAACGCGAAAGACGCCTGGACGTTGTATCGTCTCCAGGCGTCACATGAGACGTAGAATATATCACCCTTAGGAGTCACAGTGAAGATGTCTGCTTCCATTATCAGAAACCGTTCAGCTTGGAGGGGCTCAGAGGGCCGCCGTCGTTCTCCAGGATGTACATCCTCAGGAGTAGGTTGGACATGTTGAGCAGCTCAGCCTTCTGGGGGCTATCCGGCAGGGCCCCAACACAGTCTCTCATGACGCCCATGGTACGGCAGCCGTGGAAGCGTCTACCCTCTTTACGTTTCAGCTCTTCGTTGCGATCTGCGTAGCGGATCATGGCCGCCTCATAGCAGTAGGCGGCCAATCTCTTGCTCTTGGTATCCTCGTCAGACGTCATTTGGTCAGTCTCCTTCCCCAGCCAGAGGTCTTCACCCCAGGGTAGGTGCTAGGCGGGATCTTGAGCTTCTTAGGCTCACATCCCAGTTCATCGAATTGCTGATCGGCTTTGGCCTTCTTGACGGCTTCTTCCCATGGCGTCATAGGCGGAACTCCTTGGTCCAGACGCCGTCCTCACAGATCAGCGTCTCGCCAGGGTTGACGCGAGGGCCATCCCGGACGATCAGCTGTTCGCCGACGTATCGCCCCACGCCTCCCATGGACTCAAACCAGTCCTCAAACTCTATGACCTGATCCATCGTCTTGATGTAGATCCCTGGCCAGACTCTGCTACTCAGCACCGATGGCCTCCTCGAGACGCTTCAGGGCCTCTCCCAGGTACCAGGCGGTCTCATCGTCAGGGACTCGGTCCAGGACCTCCTGGATGAAGGCGATGGCTTCCCGTATGGGCTTCTCTGTCTTCTTATTCATGTTAGTCTTCCTCTTCTTCTGGCCAGCCCAGGTACCCCACCACGGAGACGAGCTCGGCGATGAATTCGTAGGCGTTCTCGATGACGTTATCGAAGTTGTAGATCACCTCTGGGTGGTAGAGCTTCTGATCGTCGCGGAACTTGGTCACGATGTCGTAGAGCTGCCTGCCACGGTCGTGGGCGTCAGCCTCTGAGGAGGTCCATCCACCACGGTCGATCGGTTCAATCATTCATCCCTCCTCATAGTATCTGCTGTAGGCGTCACCCTCTTCCAGGACTCGTTGGGCCTCCTCGGCCTCCAGACGGGCCTTGTCGGCCACGGCCTGGTGGAACTCCAGGATCTCCTCGGCCTGCTTGGTGTTGTACTGCCGGACGGACTCCGCGTTGATGGCGGCCCACATGAGCTCACTCATCGTCTCTGTTCCATCATCCGATCGGCCATCTCATAACACTCGGTGGCGATGTCCTTCTTAAACATCAGACCATTATGGACACGGGCGTGCAGCACCACCAGAGCGATCAGATCCCTCACAGAGATCTGCTCCAGGAGGCTAGGCTTAGAGACGAAATCCGTTTCATCCAAATCCTCGATCACCGCGTCCTCTTCCCTGTCGGCCAGGTCGTAATACTTACCTACCGTCATCAGAGACTCCCTATCACTATGGCAACGACGATGGCCAGCAGGTCCAAGACCAATCCGATCACGCCGACTATGCCCAAGGTGATGCCCACCTCGAACAGCCGATCGTTACGAAGGACCACGCCCGACAGGCCCATGGAGGATCCGAGGAGCCCCAGGACCGAGAAGAAGATGGCGATGATCTGAATGGTCTGTATCATTTCCAGGTCTCCCGGACGGATCCCACCAGAGCCACGATCGGCAACAGGATGATGAACGAGGCGACGATCCCCACTACCCACAGAGCCGTCAACACCACCTGGATGATCAGCACCAGGGCCGAGACGATGGTGGCCAGTGGCACGGCAACAGGGAATAGGACGATGAAGGCCCTACGAGCCCACCGTGGCCACAGGCGTCGGCTGGGCCAGATGCGGTCCCAGAGGAACTCGATCCACCTGATCACGAGATTCGGCAGGTCCTCCATGACCCACCACATGAAATGACTCATGGCTTCCATCCTCTGCTGTGTCTACCGCTGGGGAACCGAACCTCAGGGCCCGATACCAGCTTCCATTCCATGTCCCAGCCGGACGCCCGACCACCCTCATACAACACGGTCACTCCGAAGAATGTGAACGAGAAGAACTCCTGGAGGAAGCCTGGCTTCACGTACGGGTCTCCCCACCTGTCATACTTGACGGGCAGGGTGATGTACTCCACTGGGGTGCGGTTCTTCCTCAGCTCAACGTACGACGTCATCGAACACCTCCAGGACCATCTTGCCGTCCTCCCAGAACGCACGCCAGACTCCCGGAACGCCGGCTCGTTCACACCTCCGGGCTATCACATCGGCCAGGAGTCTGGCGGTCTCGTCTGTCATAAGGATCCTCATGGTATCGCCATCAGCGCTTCGTAGATCACCCTGTAGGCCTTGGCGTAAGCCGCCAGGCGATGTTCAGAGGTCTCATTATGTTCCAGGACGCGTCTGGCATCCAGGAGGTCCTGGATCTGACGGCGAACCCTCTCTTCTTTCATCTTCATCAGATGGATTCGGCCTTACAGACGTCGATGGTCACGTTCAGCAGGGCCTGGCAGCGCTCAGACAGGGAGGCACACAGGATCTCCACACCGATGGCCAGCAGGGGCTCCTGTTCCTTCAGGATGGGGATCAGCTCGACCAGGAGGCCGTGCATCTCACGGTGACCACGGTCGGCCTCCAGGACTGCTACAGCCAAGGTGCCCAGTCTGTCTCTCGTATCGGTCATGGTCTTCTCCTCATCGAATGCTCATGGGCAGGCCCCTCAGGATCCCCTGCAGTTGACCCAGCTGGTTCTGATAGTCGTCAGGCCACAGCTGATTATCGTTCAGCTTCTGGGCCATGCTCTTGGCCAACAGGCTGACCAGCATCAGATCCGTGACCGTCTTCTCGTGTCGGTTGCTCATCCTTGATCCTCTTCAGTTCCAGTTCCTCAGGCGTGAGGTACCAGGAGCCCTCTTGGCCGTCTATGTAGGTGCCAGTGGTGTCCCACTCAGGGAACACGAAGCTCACACCGGATGCAGTCACCCTTGCTGTGGACGGGAACCTCTGTCAACGGGAAGGCCCAGGGCCGAACAGATAGATCCCGGCCTTGATATCGGCGATGAATCTGTCATGACCCGCCACCTCGTAATGGCGATAGTCCATCTCCATGCAGGCGGCCAAGTGTTCCTCACTGTGCCCCATAGGAGCGGCAGCTCGATAGCCTGCCTCGAAAGCTCTCATCTCTGCGTCAGTCACCGCTTGTATCTCCGTATCAGGTCGAGCGCCTGGAGCCTGGCAGCTTCCTGGTAATTCAGGTGTTGACCTGGATAGTTATTCAGGACACAGCACTCACCTCGTTCGGGATCCTGATAGGTCTCGAACCACATAGGGGCTATGGCCCTGGCCATGAGCTCTACCAGGCTGTCATGATCGAAAGAGACTATCAAAGCTGGCTCTCGATGAAGTCGGCGATCTCGATGAAGGACACGCCCTCATCGTTCATGTTCATCAGGTGGGCCGACAGCTCGTCCTCGGAGTCATCCACGGTCACCGACTTGGTCAGATCGAGGTCCTCCAGGATGGTGGGTTGATACTTGAACGGGATCACGCCGGCGGATCGTCCAGCGTAGTTCACCATCCTGTCAGGGCTGCCATCGGACCCATCGAAGATGTAGAAGACGCTCCTGTCCTCAGGAACCTCCGGGGAGACCACCTGCTTCGGCAGGCCCTTGACCTCACACAGGACTCCCAGGCAGCAGAAGCCGCCATCACCGTCAGACAGCTTCCGCTTGGTCTGCTGGTAGTCACCGGAACGTAGGGCTTCGAGCCATTCAGCAGTCTTCATCAGAGGGGTCCTATCAACAATAGTCCGAGCTGCTTGCCAATGGCAGCAGCAATGTGGGTGGCTTCGACCATGCTGTAGGCGCCGACCTGGATGATGATGGGCTCAATGTAGGGAGTCCCACACGGCGAATGTTCTTCGGTCACTCGGACATTCGCGCTATAACGATAAAGACGGTGATGGCTCACAGGGTCTCCTTGACGGTGCTGCCCAGGCTGCCGTCCTTGTCGAACAGGCAGATGTAGACGTTAACGCCCTTGTAGCCGGCCACAAGCATCTCCACGACGAGCTCCACGAGGAACCCGCCGTTGATGGTCGGCACAGCGAAGTTGACGATCAGGGTCTTGCCAGCGCCGCCGTAGGTGGCCTCCAGCTGGGCGGCAGCGTCCTCGCTCACGATGGCGGCGGTGAGGCTGTTCATCTTGACGGTCATGTGGGTAGCTCCATTCACTATCCCATAATACGATACCAGGATATTAAGTACACAACTAAGTGGCCAGCGCCTCCTCAGCGTCCCTGATCAGCCTAGTGATAAAGTACTCTCCCTCATCCCTTGGGGAGTGATTGCCGTATATGTCGTGCCCATTCATGGGGCTCCCACAGCAGCACACCCCTGTCTCCATGGGTACGTGTTGGGCGGCCGTCTTCACCTGGTCCACGAACGTCCTGAAGGCGGCCACGACACCAGGACCGGGCACAGGGCAGATGAATAGCTCCTCTCCATAGTCCTCCACAGAGTGAGCCCCCTCGTGGTCCACACTGAAGACCATCAGCTCGCCCTCATCTGACAGCATGTTCTTCATCACTGAGACCACGTCATAACCAGGCGCGTAGTCCACCTTGATGTACCATAGGCCTGGGGTGATACGATCAGTCAAGCATCATCCCCAGTCCGAGTCTATAGGCCTCACACGCCACCGCTATGGCCACCGCAGCGTTCACCGTTACGACCTGCTCAGGCAACAGGTTGGCATCATACAGCAGACTCAACAGAGGAGGCGTCTCGTTGATCAGGGGTAGGTAGGGTTCCATGATGCCCCAGATGATCTGTTGAGTCTCACCGCTGTCCATTGGCCACCTCATCGATGTAGTCAGCTATGGTCTTGAACGACAGGCACTCATCGTTCATCATCATGAGCCTGTTGTGGAGAGAGCCAGCCTCGAACGTGATCCCCTCCTCCCGATCCTCACCCGCATAGATCATGCCTGGCACCTCAAGACGCAGGTCCAGGTCCTCAACGATGGTCTGCTGATGGGACAGCGGGATGGAGGAGTCATCGATCCGTGGTGTTCCCTCGGTGGGGAAGACATAGCTCACGGCCGCCTCGCCGAAGGTCTTGCTCGGCTGCTTCTCCAGCCCGGCGATCTCACACAACACACCTAGGCAACAGAAGCCACCGCCATCGTTCAGCACATCCTGACATTGCTCGTAATCACCGCTGCGTAGGGCTGCGGTCCATTCACTGGTCTTCATTGGCTTCTTCCTCTTGGATAAGGGTATCGATGAGCTGGTCCATGGCCATGCGGCGGATCGTGTCACCCTCCTGGGCGTAGTGATTGGCAGCGACCACGTACTGGATCAGCTGCAGCATGTCTCTGGCCTTCATGGTCTCTCTCCACTGATAGAAGGGGGTATCTGGGGCATCAGGTCGGCCAGCTGTTGAGCTGCTCTCTTCTGGTCCGCTGCGTCATCCTCATCACAGATGACATCGATCAGCTTGAAGGCAAGGGACCGGGGGATGCTGATCTCATCGCGGATGGCATTGCACTCGACGTTCCATCCCATGGCCTCCTGGATCCTGTCCAGCTTATCACTGAGCAGACGGCGGATGTGCAGCACTGTCTCTTGATTGGGCTCGGTCATTGGTTGTCCCCGGTGAAACGTGGCAGGCTCTCCCGGTATCGCACGATGTCGTCCACCGTGATCGTTGGATGAATCTCGAATGATGTGGGCTCGCTGAGCTTCCGTGGTGCTGCTTTGATCAGGCGGAAGGCATCCGGATCCTGTGGCGCCTCATCGGGGATGGGTGGTCGCAGGAGGTCCTCGGTGATCACGACCAGGAACTGGGTCTCTGGGTCTCCATACCCGTCGGCTCGCTCGAACACGTGGGTCTCGGTGGTGATGCGGGAGTCGTCGTAGTTCAGACCGTTCAGGTCGCATGCGGCACGTGCGAGTGCTTGCAGGGCTTCCGGTCTACTCAGGGTTATCCTATACTGCCGCTCATGGACCTCTGTGGCCTCTGATGAGGGTCCGGTCTCTCTATAGGGGTTCATGGCTCTCTCCGACTCGCAATATATTAAGAATGCGATATAAATCGATTTTAATGTTGTTTTGAGGTCCTGGAGGCCTCTTAGATTAACACCTGTTAATACTGAGGAGGTTGGACGGTGTGTTGTGGGTGATCCTGGTCTCTACTCAGGGTTATCTGTGGCCGATAGACGTAGACTGGTCTGAATGTGACCGGGCTGATGAATACACTGATCATGGAGCTATGCCCTCATCGTATTCGTACTCCCATTCCTCATTGATGGGACACCATTCACCTCTCATCTGTGCTCTCCATATGTCATACTGGAGTGATGGTGTGTCTGTTGTGAAGGTGATCTCTTCGTGTCCATCTGGCCAGCGTCTCACTGAACTCTTCACTGGAGTGTACATGAGGACTCTTGCCACCTGATCCAGTACCCACGCTTTATGATGAGCACCGTCTATCTGTCCATAAGAGCTGATGTACTCCATGGCCCAATCACGTGGTGAATAATCGTGATATTTGCTGTCTGGTGGGAGGGGGAGGGATTCAGGTTGTGGCACGGCTCAACTCGATGGCGCTGTCAAGCGTCTTGATCACGGCCTCGTGGTCGGTGGTCGGGTTGTCGTTGAAGGCGGGGATGGAGTTGGTGATGAATCGTTCCACCACGTTCATGGCCTCGTACGCCTCTTCGGTGTAACCAAGGTTGATGTCATAGGCGGCACGGTTGATCGCACCCATCAGACAGAAGCACTCGGCTTCTGGCCTCTTCCAAGCGACGGGGTCGCCCCCGGCGTTCCTCGCTTGGAACTCTCGGGTCCAGTGATCTGGGTCACTCAGGATGGCTCTGGCGCCCTTCAGGATCTCGGTTACCTGGTTCATGACACGTCCGTGAGATTGTTGAATGAGGCGAACACACGGTCACGCTGTTCTGCGGTGGTGAAGGCGAAGAACACGTCGGACGAGTTGAGGTACGGGTCGGCTGACCACGCGTCAGGTTCGCTGGGATCCTTCACCGGACCGATCTCGTGCTCTTGGCCTGTGTCACGGAATGCGATGAAGTACACCGTGCCCTCAGTCGTCTCATGTTGACCCGTGGCTATCAGGGTCGATCCATAGCCGAACATCATCTTGCTCATCTGTCAGTCCTTCCGATCATCTGTTCTCCCACCGTCACCTCTGTGTTCAGTTCCTCGATGTCGAGCATGAGGCAGGTGACGTGAGCCGGTTGCAATACACCTCTCTTCTTCAGCTGTAGGCACAGGAGGGAGGACTCTTCGAGGTTGGCCAGAGGCAGTTCGAGATACTCACGGCAGAGCCGGTTGGCGTCCTTGGAGTTGGCGATGGCGTTCTCGGCGCGGACTCTGGCCTCCGCGAACGCGTTGAGTGCTTCTGCTGCCGTTGTCATTGGATGGCTCCTACCCTGTAGGCGTTCTGGATGAACCGGTCGATGTTCTCACGACCGATCGGGTTCATGGAGTGGATTGTGTACTCAGGGAACACGTATCGACCCGAGCAGTGCAGGACCAGCCACTTGGCCGCATCGTAGCCGGTCTTCTCGGGTCCGTAATCGTGGGAGCCGGTGAAGCAGGCCTGATAGTGTGCGTCGGCCAGATCGTGGTCGAAACTGACACGTGATGGAATACCGTTCTTCTTGATGTGATCACGGAACTCTTCATAGGACCGGACTATGACCCACGGTCCGAGACCGATGCTGGTCCACGTCACGTCCTTCGGCATCCTCTCGTCGTCGAGGAACAGGTTATAGGTCAAGGGTGGTTCTTCCTCAGGCGTTGGAGGCAATCGATGAGTTGGTCGATGGCCGTGCCATCGGTGAACTGGATGAGGATGCCGTCGTCGTTCGCGTATTCAACCGTGTCCTTGAGGTCGATCGGGGTGCCAGCCGGGATGGGCGTGGCCATCTCACGGATGATGAGGCCAGGCAGTCTGTTGTACGTGCCGAAGGCGGTCTCGTATCGACCCTCGCCGAGCACGGCTGATAGTATCGTCATTGGTCCTGTGCCTCGTATCCGATCAGTTCCTCACGGTACTCGAAGCCCTTCTTACGACCACAGAAGATGTCGTAGGCGATCTGAGTGGCCTCATCGTCATCGATCAGACGGTTGATGATCGGTCCACCGTACTCCTCGAGGAGCTTGCGACCGACCTGCTTCATGGCACGCTTCTTCTGTGCCTCGATGATCTTGTCCTGTGACCGACCGTACAGCGTGAACGTGTCGAAGTCCACGGCTGTGGCACCGACCCGGCCATCGACGATGATCATGGCGAGGACGCCTTTGGGTGACTCACTCATCTCTCAGTTCCCTTGCTGCCGTCTCGAGGTCATCGAACGCATCGGCGACCTTCTGGACGTATTCAGATTGTTTGGCCACGTGCTGTGCCTTGATGGCCTCTTGAACGGCCGGATCGAGCAGGTCGATCTGAATGCCGAACACGGTCACGTACTTGTGGATACGGGCCAGCCGGTCGAATTCAGTCAGCTTTGCAGTCTGTCGATCGAGGAAGTCTTTGGCCGCTGCGTAGGCCACTGCCGCTTGTGTGAGTCTCATGTGAATTGATCGGAGCTCTTAACGATCTTGACGATGATCATGCCCATCAGGCCGTACAGGACGACGAGCATGATGATGTCGAACCAGTTGACGAGTGCGAAGATGATGGCAGCGACCATGACGAACGCGAGGAAGCCAACGGCCACGTAGATGGCTGAGTTGACGAGGAACTTGATCAGTCCTATTGCGAACCTGTGCATCAGTCTCTCGTCTCCACGAGCAGGCTGGTCGCACACATGTCCATGACGCGGACCACGTCCTGCAGGCACTCCCTGACCTCAGGATTGACCAGGTCATTGGGGAAGTTCGCCATGCGAGTCAGTGTTTCGCCGAGCTGACGCAGGAATGCCGTGTGTTTCACGATGGCCAGGTCTTGTTCGAGCGAGAGGCTCATGCGATCACTCCGATCTTACCGAGGACTGATAGGTCCTCGACGGTTGCGTCACGATAGTCGGTCACGGTCTCGCAGTCGATCTGACCGCCGATCGACATGGTGTGGATGTAGGTTCGTTCGACCTGAAGCACCAAGACCGGTGACCCGAACAGTTGGTTCTTCGAGCGGTGGCGAATGTTTCCAGTGAGCTTTTCCATCAGCCACGACCTTTCGCTTTGCCAGAGAGCAGGGCTTCCATGAAGTTCATGCCGGTCTCGACCTCGACCTCATTGCGCTCTTTGAAGCGTCGGGCGCCGTTGATCAGGCCCTCGGCGTAGGCCACGGCCTCAGCCGGGTCCTTCGGAATGGCAGCGTTGCGATGACGACCCTGGTTGTTCAGGATGAGATCGACGAAGTCGGTGTCGCCCTGCTTGTAGGCTTCACTCAACTTGTTATCACCGTAGGTTTTCATGATGTATATCCGATTGATGCGAGGAACTCATCGAAGAGGTAACCGTCTTCCATCGCCTCGATGAGCATGTCACCGTTGCAGATTGGACGATCACCCTTCGACTGTTCGATGATGAAGTCGGCGTATTCGTCTGACACGGCCAGACGTGCGATCTCTGTCTCTTTGCTATTCATAAGACCATAATACGACGATGGGATATTATGTACAATGAAAAGATCAGATGTCTTGCGACGCCTGATAGATAGTCTCTTCGAGTCGCTCGAGGTTCTCATCGAGCACGAGGCTATTGACACCCCAAATCTCTTGACCGAAAGGACAGATGTCACCATAGATGGGCACACCACGACGATTGGCTGATCGAATGTCCTTCAGGTCGGCGGCCGATAGTTGATCGACACCGAGTCGCTTTCGCAGGACCTCAGGTGTCGATGCAGTGATGGGTCCGTTCGACCATTCAACCTTAAGCATTCTTGCTCTTCTCGTAGACCGGCTCAGAGTCCGGGATGATGTAAAAATCGGGAGCGAACGTGTTGGTCTCATACCACTTGACCATCTCGGCCATCGACTCATCGATGGCGGCATCAGCAGCGGCCTTCGTGGAATACTCCACGTTGAACAGGCTCTGACCCCACCCTCGCTCAGACTCGAGCCATGTGACACGCCAGATGTAGCCTTCGAGGACCTCAGACATGATTAAGCTTCCTTGACCATCTTGGTGATCGCAGACCAATCCACGTGATCGGGGCTGCCCCACTTGGTGCTGTCGTTGATGAAATCGTCCATAGCTTCAATGAAATCGTCATCGTTGCCGCGGCAGAAGGCCGTCGGACCGCTCATGCCGGACTGCCGACCAGCCTCAAAGATGGCTCGCATCTGAGGGATGGTGATCGTGAAAGTCTTGGCGGTCATCGCGAAACTCCTCTTACAATCCCATAATACGACAACCACATATTAAGTACAATTGAAAAAGGGTCCCCGAAGGGACCCTCTCGCAACCGGACTGGCCGGGACCATCGTAAGATGGTTAGTCTTCTTCACGCAGCTTCTTGAAGAAGGTGAGGTCGTCATCGTCGTCCTCAGTTGCAGCTGCGGCAGGGGTGGACTCAGCCTGACGCTCCTTGAAGTTAGGAGCAGCCGTGTAGGACTCAGCGACCTCTTCACGCTTCGCAGCGGTGACCGGAGTCGACGAACCGAGGACCTTCTCAAGGCGCGCCTTGAGCTCCTCGTAGCTCTTGAACTCCTTCGGATCGATGAAGGCCTGCAGAGGATACTCGGACTTCCACACAGCCTCGAGCTCTTCATCAGACGGCAGCAGAGCTGACGGCTTATCGAACTCAGACTTGTCGTAGTTGCGGTATCCCTCGAACTTGCGGATGCGCAGGCGGAAGTTGGCGCCTTCCCACAGGTCGAACGGGTTGACTGCGACTTCATCGGCGAACGATGGAGTCATCAGGTCGTTCAACTTGTCGAAGATCTTCTTGCCGTAGCTGTACAGGAAGACTTTACCTTCGTTGGCGGGGTTGCCCGGGTCCTTGACGATGTAGATGTTCGAGATGAACTTCAGCCGGCGCTTTTGGCTGGAGGCGATCTTCTTGTCGTCCTCGTTGCCGGTTGCCCACAGTGCCGAGTTGTATTCGGACACGGGGTCATCCTCGCCGATGGTCGTGCGGGACTTCTCGATGTACCAGCCACCTGGGCCTTGGAAACCGTGGTCCCAGACACGGACGAATGGGACGTTCTCATTTTCGGGGGAGGGGAGGAAGCGGATGATGGCCATGCCATTCCCTTCCTTATCGATGGTCGGCGTCCAGAAGCGTGTATCCTCTGAGCCCTTGCCACCCTTCTGTGCGACCTTAGCCAGTTCACTGGTGAGGTCCGACAGGGCGCTTGCGCGTTGTTTGCGTAGATCAGCAAAAGACATGGTATTCTCCGTATGTGTGTATGCAGTGTGTGCGTTGGATGATGTAGTCAAAGCTACCATCTATATATGAGGTTTGGTGTGGTATGACCTGTTAGGTCTTCGTAATCACACGGTCTGCTCTTCGAGGACCTTCTTGAAGATCTCACGGTACTTGGATCTATCGTAATCGAAGAACACACGCAGCTTGTTGAGCTTGAACTTGACCTCTGGCCATTGGTACGTCTCGGTGATCTTCGAGTCCCAATAGTCAAAGAAGTGACCGATGTCATCTAGGATGATCATCGTCTCAGGTCCTATCTTACCACGCAGGTAAGCCTTGAGCAGAGGTGGGTGTTGACCGTCTGTGCCCTTGAACGAGTCCTGTAGTTCATCGATAGCTGATAGCTGATCCTTGAAGGTATACGAGAGAGTCTCTCGCCTCTTCTTCATGGATGTGTAGACTCGCTGTGAGTCATCATCGAACAGGTCGCCAACCCACTTAGAGGGATCCTCGAATAGGTTGGCGACCGCTAGTCCGAAAGCGTCTGGCTGTTTGGCCAGCTTGTGAAAGCTGTACTTATCCCTTCGTTTTTCCAACGAAGCTAAGGACGCTGACACTTTTCCGTTGTATTTGACGTAGTCATAACTTGAGGTAAAATGTCTTTTCAATGCCAAATACATGACGTAGGCGTCATATGCGGTCAATAGACTTTCCTCATAAATATGTGTGGTTCACGATGCGTCAACATCTAACCACCCTACTCCTGCATTGAGGAACAGCACATGATTATCTATCTGTACGTGAAGCAACACGCTTCAACAGGTCTGAAGTACTTTGGTAAAACCACCCGCTCAAATCCTTATACGTACAAAGGATCGGGAACGTACTGGCAGCGACATCTTAAAAAGCACGGTCGAAATGTCCTAACACTTGAGGTGTATGGATTTGACGACGCTGAATACTGCACAGCGTTCGCTCTCGAGTATTCTAGACACCATGATATTGTCCAATCGAAAGAATGGGCAAATCTTCGTGAAGAGAATGGTAGAGACGGTGGAGCAACGCTTTTGGGTGTTAAGCGATCAAAGGAAACGATGGCTAAGATAGCGGCCGCTAATCTAGGATCGAAACGTTCCATAGAGTCCAGAGCGAAGATGTCTGAACGATGGAAGACCAGAGTCGTTTCAGATGAGACCAAGGCTAAGATGAGGGTGGCGCAGCTCTCTCGAAGGGAAAGAGAACGCCACCCTCACATCGATCAGACTGGCAGCCTCGCCGACTTAGGCATGTAGTTGAGCTCCTCAGCAGACTCTTGAAGGAATGCCTTTGCTTTGGAACTCGTCTTGATCATGGCCGCCGCCGTCTCGATCTCTATGCCTTTGAGGCTAGCGACGTGGATGACGGCGTCCATGTAACCACACGAGGTGGCACGGCTGAACTGGTCAACCTCCTGTAGAAACTGGGCCGAATCGACCATCTTCTCAGGCTTGATCAATGACATATGGAACTCCTTGTTACCGGTAGAAGATGTGGCCTCCGATCGTAGCCGTCCTGCTGAACCTACGTGACCACGATGGTCGAGACGATGACGCGTGGAAGTACGTGGCTCCACCCGTGTTGTCAGAGGCATCCTCACCGGTGTATACGCTCAGGGCTATCTCCTTCGCTCTCTCCCACAGAGGTCCACGAGGGGATGCATATCCCTGTCGAACCCATGAGAACTGGCTTGGTTGATGCACGACACCGCAGACAGTGCTGCGGAACAGTCGGGAGCGCATTCGGTTCATGGTGACGTGGGCGACGGCTCTCATGCCGCTCTGACCCTCACCTCGAGCCTCGTAGTAGATGTTCTGTGCTAGACAGTTGACCTCAGCCGTGTTGGCGGATCTTGTGTTGACTGGTTCCCTAGAAGCTGCTTCAGCCTCTTCCCTCAATACCTGCTCGTATGGGACCGGGTCCGTCTGTTGACTCACCTGAGCAGGAGGAGAGACGGTGAGCTCTTGAGAGCTCTGCGAGCTTGCCGATGTGGCAAGTAGTAGGGGCGCAAAAAGCATAGCCCCAAGTAGAGTGTTCTTTGTATTCAACACCTACCTCCTTTTGTTGTTGATTGAGTTGAGTATCAAGAGCGAATCTCTTGACCCCACACCTTAATGCATCATTAGGTGGTATGGCGGATCTTATCGTTGACCCTAGCCTACGTGATCGGTGTAAGCTTAGTGGGTTAGTTATAATACAGCGCCCAAGCTGTTGGTAGGATAAATATGAAGTCTGCCACGAGTTA